GATAGCACCACAAACATCCAGCACACGCACCAAGAGGTTGTGTTGGTGTGTATGTACATCTGTAACAGATAGCAACATCACCGGTTGCTCACTCATATACCAGTGTTCTTGAGCATATCGGTCATGGCCTCTTTCCAGCCTATACAGCTTACCAGGAATCAGGTCTATGCCTCGGTCGTTCATATCACATGTCCCTCAAAGTACAGTGAATGGAATACCCTAAATGACATGTTGTTTTCTGGACTTGTCCTGTTGCAACCATAAACACAGTCAAGACCACTTGTGTGGTGGTGTTGTTCTCTTTTCGGAGCAGCATGACGGGCTCATCGAGCTCATACCAGCGAGGACCGTTGACAAATATATTTGTTCCATTCGGATGCGTTGGCACAACCCGATAAAGGTTTCCGACAACAAGCTTGACCGGTTCTACTTCGCTAGACATGTCTGAACCTTTTGTGCAAGTCGCTTCCGATTCGAAACAGTGGCAAGGAACGTTCTTCCCCAGTGCTGTCGATGCACCTGAGTATGTACCGGTCCTTGAATGAACCGGTAGTCGAGAAAACAGCAACGGTGTCAGTCCATGACTTGAAAGATGTCACGAACACCAAGGTGTCATAGCGCTGTTCTGTCCAGTTGATAAACGCTGGCCAATCCTCCCCTCTTCCAATGAGAACATACAGCTGCCCAGGAACGATATCAACCAGCTCTGACATGAACAAGTCCTTTGTGAAGCGGAGAGCCCCATCCAAAGCAATCCTCACACAGCTGTCCCTCTTCGTTCAAGTAGGTGATATAAAAAATCATAACATGCTTACCTGTTGTTCCTCTCGGAAAACTACCTTCCTCTAGTCTTGAGGCCAGAATCATGAGTAACTTTGGCTCATGTTCCAGTGATAGCGTGTATAGCTCTCCCACAACTAGGTTTCGTACCAGGGGTGGTCTAACCAAGCTCATGTGTCTATCTCCCAAAATCTCTTGTGATAGTAGCTACCGTGGTCCATATGTCCTTTCCATACAACGCCCCTTGAATCGATAAGGACAACCTCTTGCACATGTCCCATCCCAACGACGCTGCACACGAACACAAGGTTATCGCCGTCCAGTTCGTCCCAGTCAAGCATACGGCGAACGCTATAGCTATATGGATCCGGAGGCACTCTATACAGCTTTCCCGCTTGGAGAACCACTAGGTTTGGATTCCTTGAAGATGAAGGGAATACCGACATTGGACTATGCTAACCTTGTACACGAGTTGTGAAATGGTCCGTACTGCAGAAAAGAAAATGTTTCGACTCGTCCGCTGGCATGTAACACAACTAGTTGCATGCTTCGACTGTCACTTCGTTCACGCACTTCTAGAATCAGGAAAGTCCCCTCGAACTTTCCTGTGTACAAGCCCCCAACGGCCAGCTCGACGAAATCTTTCATGCTATCCTCTTGATAGAATGATGGTATGGTCCACCGATCATGAAGTCTAGCATGACAATGCCGCCATCGGAACGTAGCACCAACGGCATCAGATAGCGAGGATATTCTGAGTTTATGCCGGTTTCCAACACCATGAACAATCCACGATGGTCCTGGTATATGCCTCCTACAACAAACCCTTCAGCAGTCTTCACGCTATCCTCTGCACGCTGTAATGGAATTGACTGCCCCACTCGAACCTGAGTGTGTCTACCACGCCAGTGCTGAACAAGCATGTAACATAAAACATGCCTACTATGAATTCGAGCGACAGGACAACGAACAGCCCATTTCTCAGGTACAAACCTCCGGCGACCAACGTTACAGGTTCAACTCTGGTGTTCATACAATCCTCACGCAGTCAGTGTGGAACGCCGAACCTTCGGTGAAGGCGAACTTGCCCACGTCTCCTGAAGCGAAAATATCGCTAGTGCAGAACAGCGCTCGCACATGGTAATGTCCGTTGTATTTTGTGTCACGGTCAACAGACAACACGAAGAACACGCCTCTTCCTCTGGGATGTGTGTCCACATAGATTCCTCCAACAACGAACTCTGGTCCCACATCTGGTTTCGGCTTCTTCATGGTGTCTCCGAAGGGCTTACCTGTCTCCCTTGATACAGTTGTTGATGTCGAACTGAGCGAACTGTGGTGTTCCCAGTCCTGTCAGACCATTATAGCAGATGGTCACAACCTTGTCAAGCCATTTATCCTTGTCCTTCAACACCTGTTCTGCTTGCTCCATGGTGCCCTTGAAAGAAGCATCGAACGTGAGCTTGCCGTCAAGAGAGCGAAGCGAGATAATCTTGGCTTTGCCGCTCCAGTTTCCTGTGCCTTCGTTGATATCCACAACAACAAACTCAGCATCGTCAACAGGCTTGAGCTTCAACAGGTTTTTGCTGCGCTTGTGCTCGTAAGGCATCTTGGCATACCTGAGAATGGCTCCCTCGTGCCCCTTCGAAACAATATCTGTGTAGAGCTTGTCCATCTGTTCTGGAGAGTAAAACTTCCAGTGCGGGACAAACCCGATGTGTTCATACATCCCAAACAGCTCGTTTGAAATCCAGTCAAACCTTGTCTCGTATGGTGTTGATTCCGTCATGCCGTCAAAACCATAACCGTCATACACATAGAACTCGATAAGCTTCTCCGAACTCTCCAAGTCCTTCTGCGTGACGTTCTTGGTCTTCCTTGCAAGCTTCACAATCTCATTCAGCTGTTGGCGATAGTTCTCGTTGAACAGCTCACCGTCCAGAACAGCGTCTGGATGCTTGTCGAAGAACTTCTTCAGAGAACGCTCGATGTGAGGAACAGAAACAAAACGCTCTCCCTTCCTTGTGTGAAGACCGCCCTTCGTTGCAACAGCCCGCAAGCCGTTGTACTTGATGTTCAACAACCAGTCTCCGTTGGAGAAGTCAAGCTTGCCTCGATAGTCTTCGTAACTCTTCGCAAGCATGGGCTCAACATATGTGGCTACCCCGTTGCTGCCATCAGGAGCCTCTGTGTAGCCCGTCTTCAGTTGCTTCGTGTATCGGGCTTCAACTTCCCTCTGAGCCTGCTCTTGGGCCGTTGTAGCGTTGCTACGGCCTATGTTCTTGCCCTCATGGATCACGGTCCACTCAGAGCTGACTTGTTCTCCGTCAACAAGACCAGAGATGGTTCGATAACGGTTGCCGTCAACTTCCATTCTCCATGAACGCAAGTTTCCTAGACTGTCTCGTGTGTATAGTGTTCGCATGATTGAGTTTCCTGTTCTGTTATTCGGTTACGGGCTCGAAGGAATCCTTGAGCCTAGAGTGTCTGTCCTCGCTGAAAGGATGGTCGGCATGGCACCTGCATTCAGCACCATCACTGGCTAGAAACACCAAAATGATGCGATTGTCGGTGGTGCTCACGTATTCAGCCCGAAGAAAGAAAAGTAAGTCATTATGATTGAGAGCTTCACTTTTCCATCTCCAGACACCGCCAACCCAGTGGAACACCATGGTTCTATTTCCTGCTCTGGTGACCCGGTACAGTCCAGGCTTTCGAAACCCACAACGATGCATGGTTTCTCGAAGGTCAATCTCGGAATGTCCCTGTGTGAGCCAGTGTGTCATAGCCTCATTCTATCACAACCACATTCATATATCAAGGATTATGTGAGGGTAGAGCCTTGAAGTGACGATAGAACGACACGCTTATGTCAGCTTTCGTCAGAGTCTTTATGTCATCATGAAGAGCATAGCCGATGGACAGCCATCCAACTTCTCCGGCTGGAGTGACACACATTATCATGGCCCAGCGGGCTCTAGAGCTCATGAGCTCGCTGTTCTTCGGCGTCCAGTGTATCTCTCCTGTTGGAATGTAAAGCCTGTGCAGGCCATCGCTGTCAGGATCTACTATGAAGTTGGTTCCTGCGCTTATGGGATTCAGTGAATCATAGCTGTCTGGTTCCAGCGTGTTGTATAGCGGGTGAAACTTGTCCAACAGCCTATACCAAGCAGGTGTGACGATCGTTGGGTCTTGCTCTGATAGAATGTGTTTCATGCTACCCTGTCAAACCAACTGCTGAACTGGAAGGCAACGGCGAATTTCGGAGGAGGCATGCCGTTGCAAGTGTCATGAAAGTGGAAGACCAACCATCCAGAGTGGCCGGATGGTGGAATCACTTGTACCAGTAAAAGCCCGTGTACTTTGACAGCAAGCCCGCTCGGAATGCTTACAAGCTGGCCACAAGCTACCTTGTCGAACTCCAACTTATTGGACGGTGTAGAATCTATCTTAGAAACACGTTCAAGCGAAGGAAACAATGACAGCTGATCCCTCGTTCGATACAGTCCCGGAAACACAAGGTCGCTGTCCAAGTCGGATAGTTGGAGGGTTGGCATGTCCCTCATCTCTCCTACGTGTAGCTTTCCAGTGTACCTGATCCTGTCAATATCTAGATCGATGATTGTCATGGCTTCACTACCTTCCAGTAGGCTTCCGAGTTTGGGCTTGGAAGGGAGCCCACGGCTCCACTCGAATCAACAACCTTGAAAAAGGTCATGTCATTTGTGGCATCGGCAAGAACGACGAAGACATCTCCATGTTCAAGATTCCGGTGCATTCCGAAGTCGCTTGGGTTGTCGTTCTTCCAGAATATAATACGGGATGTTGTTGCGCCTTCGAACCTCACAATGTCTCCTGCTGTGAAACTCATGTGGTTGTATCCTCTTTTGGTTCACACACAACCAAAAAGTCCGTGGACCCCACCCAACTGAGCGGAAAGCGAAACAGCTCACCCTCGGCACTCAACAAAGAACGAGTTGCCCAGTGCAAGACAAGAACCAACTCTCCCTGCTGGAGCGTAACTTCCCGGCTATCATGCCGATTCCACCCGCCTGTAAGTCGGTAGAGCGGCTTCAAGACCGTTCCTGGTTTCACAACAACTTCCAATCTGAATAAGCAAAATGCATAAACCTTGCATCACCATCGCTGGTAATAAACTTCATCATCCATTCCTTTTTTGGGACGCCAACGAAGCCTACACACACAACAAGGTCACCCTCGCAAATAACCCCACTCCAGATAGACCCGTAAGTGGTTCCATCGCTGGTCTGGTATGTGTCTTCCCACATGCCACTGCTGCCGTGCAGCTTTTTTAGCAGCTTTCCAACTAGTTGTTCGTGGCACCCACTAGGTTTGTTGTTGTTCATGACTCATCCAGTAGAAACACAATGTTGCCTGAAACCAGAAAGCACTGAAGAAGTCTTCCTTCCTGTGTGATCACGTTGAGTTGGCACTGCGCATAGCTCATGTCGAGAATCTCTACCGGCTTCCACGCTACCTTTTCGGTCGGATTGACAAGCAAACACCGAGCAAACAGCTTCCGGAACTTCAGCCCTGACAAGCCATAGCGAAGTCTATACCAACTTCCGCCCGCAATCTCTTTGCCGCCTTCCGGGATCTCCGAAGCCTTCAACGGAAATAGTCTTAGTTGCTTCCTTGCTGACATACGCTTAGCTCACTTGCATCCAGTTTGAGTTTTCTCGGCCTTGGGCGGTGGGTACGTACCCGACAAGGCCCGCAGAGTCAACAACATGCAGTTGGTTGGCCTGTTCATCACAGGACAGAACAACAAACACCTCTCCTTCTGCCACGGCTCTGTGCCTGCTAGTATCGTTGATATCAGCCGTCTTCCAGAACGGTCCGCCTTCAACACGCTGCAGCGCAATCACAAGAGCCCCAGGTTTGAATGAAACTGTCATGTGATTGCCTTCCAAAATTCGGACCCATGCGTGCTCCCTCCGCCAGCAGAATCGGGAACAAACCCAACATTACCAGCTCGGTCAACAACATGCAACAGGTCGCCGCTGGAAACGTCCTCCAGAACCAAGAACACGTCACCAGCTCGAACTCTTCCGTGTCTACGGGGATCGTTGATGTTTGGTGTCTTCCAGAATGAACTGCCGCCAGCACGCTCCGTGGCTTTCACAAGAGTGCCAGGTTTGAACGGTGTTGTCATGTGATGACTGTCCAGTGTTGAGAGCTGTTCGAAACGAACCCGACCTTTCCGTTGATATCGATGATTTGCATAAGTGGCATGGGCCTAAATTCATGAGTGGTTCTGCAACTCTGTCCCACAACATACACAATGTCGCCATGTCGAACGGTGCCATGGCTTCTCCAATCGTTCCGGTCATCTGAGTGCCAGAACTCCAATTCGAGCTCATCGTCGTGGGAGCTTCGCCGCAAAAGCTGCCCAGGCATGAATGTGATTGTCATGTGACCACCCTCCAACACAAGGCTTCAGATGCAAGAAAGCCCGAAACGCCTTTTGAATCAATAACGCACAAATCCCCATTGACACGAATCTGCAGAACCAAGAACAGTTCGCCAGTTACAACCACCCGATCCGACGAACCGGGCGCTAGTGGATAGAACAGCATGCCAAAAAACTGGGTGGAAGCTTCCACAAGAGCTCCGGGTTTGAGCGGTGTTGTCATGTGATTACCTTCCAATCCCAAAGCGCATACGAAAGAAAGCCCACGACACCCTGGGAATCGACAACCTGAAAGCGCGCCGTTCCTCTTGTGGAGAGAACCAGGAACAATTCCCTTGGTCGAGCACATCGATGCGTCTTGTACATGGTCGGGTCATCTGATGCCCAGAAGTCAGGATTGAATGTGAACTCGCCGAAGAAACACACGAGCTGTCCAGGCTTCAAACGCCGAGGTTCTGTCGCCCACTTTACCGTCATTGCACTTCGTCCCAACAGTCATCGAAGCCACGGGAAGCTTGTGTGCCAGGGTAAGCATGTTGACAGTACCAGACTCTACCGGTCGGACCAAGCAGTCTCAAGAAATACTGCTCGCCGCCCTTGTGGTTTTTGGCGTTGAGTTTGATAATATCCAGGAGGAAAACGACGCCGTCTTCATGGTGTTGGATGAGATCGCCCGTAAGGCGATAAATGCCGAGACGGCTATCAAGCACAAGCTTTGAGCGCAGGCCAAGAAGCCGATTGGTTCTGTATAGCTTACCGGGCTCCAATCTCCTGTGTTTCGGTTCTGGCTTCATTGTCTTTCCACCAACTCCCAGTCGCTTGCATCGAAATGCACATAACCCACGCTGCCATTGGCGGTCATGACCTTCATGAAGGATCCGGAGATATCTCCAACAAAACCCAAACAGACAACAACTCCGTGTGGCGGGATATGGCCGAGGTACATCCCGCTTTGCTTGTGCCTGACGCCATCGAACAGCAGTTGTGCGTATGCGTTTCTAGAAAAAGACAGGTGCTTCAACAGCTTTCCAACGCACTCGGGGCATGTGTCGGTCAGCATGACTCTTCCACCACTTCCCACATGAAGGTAGAAAACCCCATGAAGCCTCTTCGTCCACCGGGACTCACACACTCCATGTGCCAGTATCCTCTGATATCAGAGATGGACAAGCTCAGAACAATTTCACCTGTGTTGATTCGGTCAAGCTCATCGTCAAGGGAGTCTGTACTAAAGAGCCTGATAAACGGAATTCTGTTGTTGTCGAGCCGAACCTTTCGAAGCATCTTGCCTTCGTACTTGTTCTTTGCCCGCTCGATATCCATGACTGACATGTTACTGGCCTTTCACCACTTCCCACATGAGACCGGAGAATGTTGCAAAGCCTCGTTGTCCCCTAGGACTCACACATGCCATGTTGCAATTGCCGTTTTTATCACAGATGGACAAACACAGAACAATTTCATCTGTGTAGATTTCGTCAACCTCTTCTAGATCGCTCGGTTCAATTGCCAGAGCGCCGGAGTTCCAAAGTTTTTGGTTGCGCTCCGTGAGCCAAAGGGTAACAAGTGGAATCCTGTTGTTGTCGAGCCGAACCTTCCGGAGCAGCTTGCCCTCGTACTTGTTCTTTGCCCGTTCGATGTCCATAACTGACATGTTACTGGCCTTTCGGTCGGCTTACGACCTTGTTGACGGTCATGCGCACAACGTCAGCGGTATCGAGCACCTTCGTTACGGTTGTTTCGATGGCCATATCGAGGGGAACCATAGACTGACTTTCGCCGATTCTCCAGCGAACATAGTCCGCTGCCGCAAGCACGCTGAACCCAACCATGAGGTTGACGACCGAAAACGACGGAGAAACAACAGCCTTCGCAATCCTTCGATCCAACAGCCTGTTGATGCCCTTGTCGATCAGCTTGTTGATGGTTGAACCGGACATGACGCTCACCCTTTCAGGGTTAGTTATGTCACTCGTAGTCGGCGGAAAAGTCTTCGGACACATCCTGCATGTGTTCTTCCCAGCGATGAACACAATCCTTCGAGCAGAAGAATCGATGATCCGTAAGCATGGTTGAACCTTCAGCCTGCACGGCTTCACCCTTCAGGATGGTCTTCGAGCAGAAGAGGCTCCAGCAACGAACGGGCTCTTGCTCCATGGCTTCCATCGCCTTGAGGGTGTCTTCCCGAGACTGTTCGAGCCTCTCATGAAACACAGGGTCGCTCTCGAACATCGAGAAGTCCACCGACCCGTCTTCCGTTTCGCTCTTCATGTTACTAGAATACCATGGACAGGGCTGAATCTCAACCATTATTCTGCGTGGATATATCCAGGCATTCCGACGGTACGTCGTCCCACTCTTCCAGATACATGTTCACTTCGCCTACAGTTCCAGTCTCAGGAAACAGAATGGTTGCTCGATAGCTGCCATACACGCCATCTCCATTCCTGCCTTCATACGCTCTGGCATCACCGATGACAAAAACAACATCGCCTTCAAACAGAGGCGCTGAACTGAATGCTCCGGGTGATTCCGACACGTTGTGAACGTAACGAAGCCTTCCAGGAAACTTCCTGCTTCGTGCCAGCAACTTTCCGGGCTGGAACCGTGCCGGTGGATCATTGCTCATGTCGAAGACGCTGCCTTCCAACAATCATATCTTACAGCAATTACCCCGACAATACCCGTTGAAGTCAGGCACAACCAATCATACAGGCTCGCTGGGGAATCACTGCTGTCCATCTTCGACAACAAGAGTGCTACGACGCCTGCTTGCAATCTTTCCTGGGACAGTGTGTTGTGACCATCTATGGTCCATAGCCATTGTGAGTTCTCGGCTGTCTTTACCACCAAGTCTCCAGGCTTGAATTCCTTCATGACTCCACCAGCTTCCACCAGTTTGGGTTCACATGCATGATGCCGACATCTCCATGGCATGTCAGAACATACCACATGTCTGATTCTCGGGTGCGGGTCGCATAAAAAAACTTACGCAACAACAATACCACGTCTCCAGGTCGAGCTAGCTCCGTGTTTCTCATTTGCAGAAGATATTCGCCATTGTGTGACGTTGGGTCAACTTCATGCAATGGCCAGCTATATTGCTGGTGGGAGTTCTGAATCATGTCGCCCTGACAAAGCTTTTGCATGTCAAGTTTTGCCGTTATGTCTTGAAGTTGTTCGCTCACTGGATCATCTCCCATTCGTTTGGGCTTAGCACGATGAACCCCATATCACCCGACTGATGAAGCACATGAACTCGTGTCGGCATGATGGGCGCTGTACTTTCGAACCGGTGTTCTTCCAGCAGAACCACCGTGTCTTTACTGTGTATTCGTCGATTCCTGTCTTTGTAGTCCTGGCCGTACAATGCACGATGCGAGAAAAACGTGAGGCTGTATGGAACCACAAGCACGAGCACGGTGCCTGCCTGGACGGTCATGGCTCGCTTCAACGGCATTCTGTTCATGGTACCAACTCCCATTCGTTAGCAGCGAAATACACATACCCAACAGCTCCAGACGCATGCACGACTCGAACATATCTGGAAAGTACGTGTGGGTTGCCTACAAGCATAACAACATCACCTTGTCTCACAACCACATCTCCCTTGTAATAGTGTGACGGCCCTGCTCGAAGGGTTCTTGTACATTCTTCTGTTCGACGCATGAGCGTGCCAACAACAGACTCAACCATGTGCTCGTTCATTGCTCAATTTTTTCCCATTCGGAAGCGTCATACCAGAATGACCCAACAGTTCCGTCGGCCAGAGCACACTTGCACAACACACTCTTGTCATTGTTATAAACCCCCGCCAAAACAAAGACAAGTTCACCACTGTAAACCGGTCGTGAGTTTGCTAGCAAATGCACATAGGTTGAGTACAGGTCACTGTACACGTAGCGCAGCACTGTTCCAGGCTCAGGAGTTGACGGACCTTTGCTCATAGACCACAGTATAGCAGTTGGCGTGGTCTATTTCAAGGAATAATCTCCCAGCACCGTGAATCCCATCCCATATAGCCCATGTGGCCGTCAGGTGACAGCAACTCAATCGAGTAACCTTCAAGGCGAACGAGTAAGAAAACTTCACCGGCGCAAACGTGCCTGTAACCTCCTGGGAAGGTCGTCCCAAAGAGAAACGTCGTTTTGTTTGTCTTGTACTTCAGAAGCTTTCCGGGAATCAGCGTTTCTGGCGGAATCAACGAATATGTCATGACTAGCTCAGCTTTCTCCACTCTTCGGAGTAGAACGATATCCAGCCCACAACGCCCGAGTGATGAAGCACAAGTGTGTTGCTGGTGCAGTCTTCATCTGAGAACCGAAGAATCATCACCACGTCGTTTTTCCAAACTTCTAGCAGTTGGTCAGACATATAGTCGGTTTCAACTCGGAGATACCTTGTGTACCATTCCGTGCGGACCAAGAGCGAACCGATCGTGCAGTCTCGTGGATCCATAGCGCCTTACTCCTCTGCCAGTTCCCATTCGAAGCTGTAGTAGTCGACTCGAACCGGGATGCAATGACTGCTGATGACACAAATCTGGCTGCCGCCTAGACTTCTCGTTTGTGGCATAACAACAACTAGCTCGCCCTTATACGGGCGGCACTCTGCGAACTTCTGTTCGCCATCATAGCGCCAGTAGTTTCTCCGAATATGGTCGGGCAAAAACCGAAGAACCATCCCAGGTTGCAACTCCAGAAAGGGAACGTGTTTCATGAATCATTCCACTAACTCGTAGATTTGGAAAAAGTCAGAGTTTACCCACCGTGTTCCCCACACACCATTCCCACACAAAAACGACACACGAGTTTCTGCGCCAAATACACTCTCTTCCGTTGCAAGCCTCACACACAGCACAATGTCACCCGGAGCCGGACTGTAATCAAGTGGGTTGCTTAGAGCATGCCTCATGGTACTGTTTTGGTTTGAAACATAGTCAAACAGCGCAGTGCCGCCACGCTTGTATCGATACAACTTTCCCACAACAGGGAAAACCATCGGAACTAGTTGTATGTCCGTCATTGTCTTACTCCTCTACTTCTTCAAACAAGTAACAAACCTGTCCCAAGTTCCACAGCGTTCCAAGCACACCATCTCCCAGCAGGAATGACAACTTGTCATATATTTCCCCATCATGGTTTGTAACCGGTTCTACTCGGACACACGCAACCACTTCTGTTTTCCGTATCCTGCGTTTCAACATGCATTCAAGCACAGTGGCGGTCTTGTTCATGTTGACGTAGAAGTCAAAAAGGGTTATTCCATCGTCGTTTAGCTTGTATAGTTTCCCCGGAACGAAGCTTGTAATCATGTCGATACTTGCTCCCAGTCACACTCATGCCACACCCAAGACGAGATTCCTTCCGCACTGAGAATTCTCACTCCGACCAGTTCAGTCGCTTGAAGCTCCAGAACCAGCACAACATCACCCTTGTGAAGTGTTCCGAACTCTCCTGCGCTAACTACGGCACTTATAGACGTGGGTATTGACTGTGTGCGTATTGTATGAATGAAACTGATCGGGCCAGTGTATCGATACATCGAACCGGGCTGTAACTCTGAGGTTTTCACCAGCTATTCTCCAACCTGTTCCCAGTCGTCTCTCTTGAGGTAGGTTTGCCACAACGTTCCAAGCGTGCCGTCAGGCAACAGCAACGACACCTTGAACGAGTTTGAACCACTCACTTCCTCCACATAGAAAACCACCACAACAGTGCCGTGCGAAAGCTTTTGTCTTAGGCTACATTGCAAGTGATTTTCTTGTTGGTTCAGGTTGGACGCATAATCGAACAACAGCAAGCTGTCTCGACCGGTCCGTCTGTACAGAGCGCCCAGCTTCAGAGCTCCAGTGTATTCCATGCTAGCATCCTATCAGTCAGGATTTAGGGTGTCAAGGAATATTCCGACGCTTCGAAAGCTTCTCGTTCCCACCACAGAAAACCAACAGAACAATCGCTGGCAATCACAGCTATATGGCTCTGTGCCCTGCCACGCTCGACATACCGAAGAACGGTGACCAATTCGCCGTCATCCAAACGCCTGATATGTGTACCATTGGCGTCGAACATCAAGGCTCTGTAGTAGGGTTTCCTGCGAACCCTGAGCACCATTCCTGGTGTTACAACGAAGTCTTTTTTCATGTTGTTATTCTGCTACAGTTTCCCAGCAACTAGAACAAGAACATGAGCAGCCATCAAGCACGTTACCGTTACGGTCAAGGATATGCACGTATACGTCCGAGAAGTGTTTGGACGAGTAGTCGTCGGCAATGTAGTCTCTTACTTCTAGAAGCATGCCTGTAATCGAAGTCGGCGTTCTTCCAATGTATCGGACAAGCATTCCAGGCTTGAAACTCGGTTTTCTTTTCATCTTATTTACTCGCTCAACACTTCATAGCAACAGGTGCAGATGTAACTGTCGTAGATGTTCACTCCATCGTCCCCAGCGTACATGTATTGGACCCAAGCATCGGCGGTGTGTGGGTGTTGGGACGAATGGTTTCGTCGATTCTCAATCTTCACAAGAAGCAAAACGGACAGGTGGCGATACACACGGTGGCGTATAAGCATCCCTGCTTTGAGGTTCTGTTTCATGTCCATTCTTTACTACCTCAACACTTCGTAGCAGCAGGTGCAGATGTAGCCATCATCGAGGCTGGTGACGTCTTCCCCAGCATACATGTAATGTATGAGTGCGTCACAGTCGTGTAGGCGGTGGGCCGCATGGTGCCGTCGGGGCACAATCTCCAAGACAAGCAGAACGGTCGGCAGAACGGTCGGATCCTGCGTACGATGACGTATAAGCATTCCTGGTTGGATGTTCTGCTTCAGCTTCTTCATGACTTAGTCATTCAACACTTCGATGCAACAAGAACAAGCGTTCCCACCTATTGCTGTACCATCTGGACGAACGACTACAATTTCCACATCGGGGCTATGAGGTGCTGCATCGATGCATACAAAAGGGTGTGCTTCCACAACGAACAGCACCATGTTTTTGACATCGTGTCTGCCAGTTATCAAGCGTACAAGCATTCCAGGAGTGATGTTCTTCTTTGCATTCATGACTTACTCACCCAACACATCGAGGCAACAACTGCACCAGTAAGCGTCCCTGATATGAATGGTACCGGTTTTATCAACGTATAGCTGGTACGTCCAGAAATCACAGCTATGGCCTTCATAGGTTGCAACTGTAGGCCCATGCGCACTGTCATATGCCTTGGCCGACAACACAAACACAGGAACGTAACCCTTTTCTGCCCACTTGTGATGGATTATGAGCATTCCGGGTTTGACGGCCTTCTTGGCACGTTGAGTCACTGAGGCTCTCCGCAGTCCTTGTCTGCAAGGGTTGAACAACCGTACACGTACGAACACGGCTTCGCTTGTGCTCTGCACTCATGACAAGGCAAGTCATGATAAGAACAGCATGGTCTCCGGAGCTTTTGACAGTCTTCGCAATCGGAAACCCAACACTGATCCGTTGACTTTGGTTCTGCCAGCGGCTTCTGTTCTGGTGCAACCAAGGCTGTTCTTGCCAGTTGATACATGGCCTTCAGAGCTCTGAGCTTGTTAGTTAGTGTGCTTGACATCGCTTGTGTGTGTCTCTTCCTGAGTTAGGAGTTGCGTTGACTGCAATCACCTTACCATGGAGAATATTCGAAGCCAAGGAATATTTGCTAGACCGCTACTCGTGCATTTGTCACAACACAACCTTCACTGACACCCAAGTAGGACAAGGGTCGTCCAAGTGTTTCGTGAACACGACATTTTCGTTGCAACCATCGGAAAACAGGTATTCACCTTCTTTCCGTGAAGGATAGCGGCTCAAATTATGGGGTCTTATGTTTTCTGCAAGGTACTTCTCGAATGCAGCCGCCATATCATCAACGTCGGTATATTTGCAGTACACCCAAGCGTCGCCATCTCCACACTCTTGGAGCATAATTTCCATTAGAAAGTCAAACAGCTTGAGATATTCTGGTTTCATACTGCTACTTCTCCCTTGATTGCTGGGTGTGATTGATAGTCCTGGAGTTTCAAGTGTTCCAGCTTGAAGTCGTCAATGTTCTTGATGGTTGGGTCAAGCACGAGTGTTGGCGGCGAGAATGATGATGATGCTCTGCTCAACTGTTCTTTTGCTTGCTCGACATGGTTTTCATAAACGTGCAGGTCTCCGAAGGTGTGAATGAACTCTCCAACTTCAAGACCTGCTGCCTGAGCAACCATGTGCGTCAGCAAGGCATAGCTCGCTATGTTGAACGGAATTCCTAGGAAAATATCCCCGCTCCTCTGATACAGCTGACAGCTCAACCTTGTGTTGTCGTGTGTTACCTTGAACTGGAACATCGTGTGGCATGGAGGAAGACTGACCTTATCGCAGGTTGCAGGATTCCAGCCCGAGACAATCAGTCTCCTCGATGTTGGACTGGTCTTTATCTGCTGAATAACGTTGGCGATTTGGTCGATTGTCCATGGCGACTGCATGAATTCATTGGATTTTTCCAACCTTTCAACTTCTTCTTCTGTCATGTCAGTTACAAGCGTTGCGCTTCCTGGCTCGAAGACAAAGTTTTGAGGATTTCTGTATTGTGGTTTGCCTGTATCCCACTTCCTCCACAACGGGCCATAGACGGGTCCAAGGTCTCCCTCTTCCCTTCCGAACTTCGCACACTGTTCTTTTGTGGCCCATTCATCCCAGATGTGGTTGTTCTGTTCTTGCAGCTTCTTCACATCGCTGCTTCCAGAAAGGAACCATAAGAGTTCGGAAGCCACAAGTCGGAATGGAACTTGCTTGGTTGTCAGGATAGGAAAGCCCTTCCTGAGATTGAATCTAGATTGCCTCCCAAAGACCGTATACGCTCCAACAGGGCGTCCTGTTGACTTGAGCACAGCTCTGGTCGTCTGATACTCTCCGTTCTCTAGAACGTCTTCCAGGAGCTTTAGATATTCTGCGTCATGTGGGTTCTGTGTTGTTGTGGTTGTCATTGGTTTGTTGTTCTCCTAGTTCTTCGAACACTGTGAGTTCGCTATGCCATATAGGCGAGTAAACGAACCCTACTATAGCATCGGGAGTGACAACTCTAAACCACATATCTTCATGCACGCCGAGATGTTTTTCAAGAACGAGCAGAAGAGTGCCTGTTTCAAGGGCAAGAATGATATCGTAGCCACTGAAGGATTCTGTTGTGGGCATGCCAGACCACAGGAGAGCACTTTCTTTCAGCGTGTGAAGCTTTCCGAACTTCAAGATATACGAAGCCTCTGCTTCATAGCTATCAAGACACGAGAGAAATCCACGCTTCCAAGCGTTTGGCCGCCTTCTGTGTTGTTGGTGTGTTGTTGCCGTTGAACGACCATGTTGAAGGTGGGTTGCCCTTTATCCTTCCATCAAGGTGTTCTGCCGCCAGCCACAGAACGAACTTCACGAGTTCGTCATCAACCCAGTCAAACACGAAGGTCTGTGGGATTCCGTGTTCTTTCACAACCTGCTGTGCTTGTGTGTATGTTGAAGCATATCGATACAGCAGCGGGTCGTGTTGTTCGGTAACAACGTGAGAACACACAATGAGAGTGTATCTGTTCTTCTGCTTCTTGGGACTTGAACTCTTAGACTTCATTGTTCTCTGGTGTTATGTAGATGTCATCATGAAGCGGCAAGACTACGAACACATGACTCTATCATCGCTGGAGTACAGTCTTAGACTGAAGGGTTCTCTAAGACCTAAGTCTGTTGGAGACAAAGTGAGAGAGCTAAACAGACAGTGGAACAAGAGGTTGTGTTCGCTTCCTTGCCAGAACTGTGGCTATGACAAACATGTTGAGTTGGCTCACTTGCAAGCCATCTGTGAGTTCCCTCTAGAGACAGCGGTGAAAGAAGTAAACCATCCAGACAACGTCCTTGTGCTGTGCAGGAACTGTCACTGGGAGTTTGACTCAGGAATGCTTTCTATCTGCGATATTCCCATCAGACATTAGCGTTGGTTGAACTGTGATGAAGGTGTTCTTGTGAACTCCTGGAAGGTTGCTTGGACCCCACTGCTTCACATACTGCTCGAAGTTCAGCCATTCCACATACACGCTTTCGCACAAGGTACACCTTGGGTTGTGGAAGCTGCCTGCCTCGATAGAGAACTTGTTCGAACAACGGGCACACTTGTAGTGTGCCGCTATACCCTTGTGTGACATGATGTATTACTCCTTGGGTTCGGGCGTAGAACTGTCTTCTGGTGGAAGCTGTTCTGCTGCTGGGTAAGTATGACTGACCCAATACCCTGGAGGACACACAACAGTATGAATCTCTTCTGCCTCTTTCGTTGTCATGAGCGTTGGTTTCACCACAGAGCTGCTCACGTACTGACGGTATGCGAACTCTAGAGCATCCTCATAGTCCTTGAACTGGACTCTCAACGTCGAGATAACAACAAGCGGGCCAACAATCAACACCCACCACGCTCCTGAATACAACGCAGCTGCCATGTCGGCAAGCACAAACACATACATCGTGTTGATGACCGCTTCCAACAGCAAGTCAACACCGGAAAGCAAGAAGACCGTGCCCTTGTCATCTAGTCTCATCTTGAAGGGCTGTCTCGTAAACGCAGCAACCCACAGCTTCCAGAACTTCAACAATTGAGGAAGGTACAACAGAAAGAACGTTCGAAGCGATGCTTGTGGCCTTGCAAACGGATGGTCGGTCATGTGAGAGTGTCTCCTAGTGGCGGGTGTAGAAAGGTTCAACGGCAAGATCCTTCCGAACCAGAATGATCGTGCAGAACACCAGAATCATCAAAGGTATCAGTGCCATGGATATGTTTTACCGCTGGAATATCCTGAAGTCAAGGATTATCTTTCACAACGTTCGAAACGTTCAACTCCCAGCCGGTCATGAACCGGTAATACAATTCCCCAGAACCGCTCAGCAACGTCACTCGGTACATCCCATCATCACTGGTTAGTTTCTCCACAGGATGAACGTCCACAACCAAGTACACTCCAGCATTCAACAAGAGATAGCGCCCGTGAGCACGGGTCAGATGCAGTACCTCCGTTCTCCATGCGAGAGCATGCAACAAACACTCATGGGCCTTGTACGCACTGCATACTTCCAACCTCACAGGCTGTCCCACAACATACTTCTGAATGTTGGCGTAATAAGACCCCTTCCAACCAAGAGGTATCGTTTCTGCTCCAGCCGTCATGATATCATGCATGATTCTAGTGCTTCCCCATGAACGCACACTTCAAGCTTGTCAAGCAGATACGAAGAGTGGGGTACTATAAACGAATGTGTTAGATGTCCGTTCGAGTCCAGGAAGACCATCCCAACAACGTAGCCTCCAGTAGTAACAGAAACCAACTCGGTACGCACAAGCACAACAAGTCCCTCGCCGTATGCTCCGGCGATTGGATATGTTCCATGGTACGTACTTGACAGAGAGTTGCCTTGGCTTTGGTAAAGGTATACCAGCTTCCTACCCGTAAGGTCATACAGCTTCCCGTGTAAAGACCGATACCTCTTCATAATCTCTTGTAGGCTTTCATCCGATTGCATGGAGATGCCTCCTGATGATTCATGCTGTTCTGTGCTTGACGTTGAACTCATAGAGCAACTCTACCATACCTTCCCTCTATAATCAAGGTATATGCGCTATGAGTGCTCTTATATTACCTTACCCCAACCCCTCAGCAAACCCCTCTCTGGTAATGTTCCACTGGCTAGCAGATTCCCAGGATGAACCAACAAGGGTGCCTATTACAGCTCAACCCAGTTCTTCGATATTACGCACACAGCCGTGTTAGAGGCAGCCTGCACGGATATGACCATCAGTTGTCCTGGTGGTACTCTCATGTCGAGCTTCTCAAGGTCAATAGAGCCAGGAGCTCCTGAAGGAACAGAGATGCTTGCAAGGATTCTACTTCCAGCTGCGATGGTTACGCCTGCAGTTGAGGCATACTCCACACAGCTGTTGTTTTGGTCAACGTACTGCCACACAGGAGAACCAGCAAGAGATGGGTTGCTGTAGATCCTCACACGAACGACTCTGTTGGCCGTTTCCGTTGCGCACGACAACAGAGAACCAAGGACTTCACGAAGACAGTTTTTGCCCTGGAATTCCGAACGAACACGTATGGCCAGTGCTACTTGCTCTGAGGTCGTTGCTGTAAAGGTAGTGTCAATGGCATATGGGTTGCGAAGGCTCTTCTCTTCACCTTCAATGAACCCACCAGCACTTGCGCCCTTGACAGTCATGGCTGTTGTGCTTCCGAGTGAAGCAGCGAACCAACCCAACCTGAAGCATGGGTTCTGTTGAGAAGGGATTGTGTTGTTGTTGGGATATTCGATCTTGTGAACGGTTGTGAAGCTTCCGCTGTTCGTCATGATACGGAACTGGATAGTTCCTGCTCCGAGGTAGGGGTACACGATTTCATATATGTTCAGCTTGGTTGGGTCAAGCAACATACCTGAAGGGTTGTATGCCGTGTATGTTCCGTCCATCCTGTCAACGTTCCAAGAGCTCTGCGAGACATAGCCGCTGGTGTTGTTGTTGGCCGCTCCCTCTGATAGCACAGTGAAAGAGCCAGTTGTTGTTCCCGTTGAGGTTATTGAGAACACACCTGTAGCTTGTGCTGGTGTTGCTTGCACGAAGGTTAGCGAAGCAAGGTTCGAGGTTGGACCATTTGAACCGCTCCATGCTGTGAACACAGAAGACGAAGCAGCTATTTGATTAGCTACAGAGCCCGAGGTACCCGACACAACGGCCACTGAGTAGTTGATGTCATTGAGCTTGACGGTGAGTGTCTCGCTCGCTGTTGCCCCGTTTGTAAGCGTCAGACGGACAATCTTGCAAGCACCAGCAATACGCCTTGTGATACCAAAACCGTCGCCGTTATACCCGAAGAACAACCCGTCAAGGTTGGTGAACATACCTGCAGCTTGAAGAGAGTTGGCAACAGGACCAGAAGGAAACATGGCGGTTAGTCTTCCACGAATACCATTCCCGGCCTTGTACGACAACAGTCTCTTCGAACGAATAACAGAGTAGTCTCCAACACCGGTTCCCACCGTGCAGTTGAACATGCTTCCGCTGGCTGTGGCTGTTGAGCTGCTGCCTGAAGTGAATGTCTCAACATCTGTTGACAACAGTCCATATGGAGCTGCTATCTGAATAACGGGCGTTAGACTTCCAACCAACATCTCATTGAAGGCTGTCTCTGGTATGGCTATGCGCAGGTGCTTGTCTTCATCAACACCCACGTTGTTGTACGTCACACCATTGTCTTCTGAACCGAACAGCACAGAACGGTTGAGCGTGGTTGTGCTTAGGTTGGTTACCGTGTCTGTGACCCTTGTCTGGAACAAGCCTGGAGTGTGTCTCAGAACAGTCTCTATACGGAGCGTGGAGGCATTACTAGAGCTGTTCTCGAACAAGGCCCGGTAGTACCTTCGGATGGGAACAAGCGGCTGTGGAGAGTCAGTATTTGCCGCCAGCACATATGGTCCAATATCACGGTCAACAGTGCTGGAGTCTGTGGAGAACTGCATCCTGAACTTACCAACTTGATCGGCCTTGAAGGACGTGACAATCTGTGCGTATCCCGCTGTGTCTGTCCAGCTGCCTGTCCATGCTGTGTTGGCCGTGAGTGAGCCAGTGTTGGTGTTCCCTGTGTCGAACTTGATTGTGCCGATAACCGACAGGGATGCCGAAGCTTCGGTTGGACCCACTTTATTTGCTATGTACGTCATATGATCCACCATCCTCCAGCGAAGAACGACACATGAACGCTGGTGTTCTCTGTGTTTATTGGTTGCGTTGTCTGCCTGTCAATCAAGTACCCTGCAGCACCAGAAAGCGTCAACGTGTTCCCGCTGCCATCAATCCTCTTGATATAGCAGTGGTCTCCATGACTGCCAGAACTCAGTGTTATTGTTGTGGTGCTTGAAGCTGACACGAAGTACACGTAGTTGTTGACGGAACCCGAAGGGATGCTATAACTCCCTGTCAAGAACACAGGACTCAACCGACCGTTGATGCTCCCACTGAACACTGAAGCAGCATTGAACGTTGCGTTGCCGTTGAAGGTTGACACACCATTGAACGTTGCAGCGTTCTCGAACCTTGACCCAACCTCGACAACGAACAGCGTTGGGGATTCGTTTTCGTTGTCCGGCGCTTCTACAACGCCAATGCTTTTTACTGTGGTTTTGACGTTGGGAACAGCCATGCTGTATAACTATCAAATGCTCATGATATCCAGCGGCACACTGTGTGAAACAACCCAAGGTATAAGCCTGTACAGAACCAGCGGGAACGTCTTGGACGAGTGTAGAGTGTGGGTTGGCGTTGGAGAACAAGTGCTTCTTCTAGAGCACGTTGTTGTTGAAACGGGCATCCGTTATAGCACCGTGAGGCTGTTGACGGCGAATGCGTTCATTGGTTACTTGGATGTATGGGACTGGGAGAACGTTGAGTGCATCCTCAAGCCTGTTAGTGCTGACCCCTGCGATAATCCATAGGGTTCTTGCACACGGAATAACCGTTGAAATTGCTGAGCTGCGATGGTATACTGGTTGCATGAGATTCGGCATCGAACTGGAGTTCTACTCGGACAGGCTGCATAACGCACAGCTATGCAACGCATTGAAGGCGCAAGGCTTCGATGTTCGTCCTGGCGAGCCCAAGTGCAAGGCTAAGCCTTATTGGAGGCTTACCGAAGACGGCTCAATCAACTATGAGCCCGATGCTGACCCAACCGACTACGTGTCTGACCAGTTCTATGACTACGAGCTTGTGTCCCCCATTCTGGACACTACCAACCCTGAAGACATCAAGACCGTTCGTAGGATTGCTCTCGCCTTGCAGGCCCTTGGATGCAGGGTGAACCCTACCTGTGGTTTCCATGTGCATGTGGATGCCAGCGAACTCACGGTTGAAGACGTGAAGAGAGTTTTCCGCCGTTACGAAGAGTTCGAAGACAAGATCGACAAGATGTTCACACCCAACAGAAGGGGTGACGTAAACGAGTTCTGTCAAGCGCTCGGCACGCTTATCTGGAATCCGGAAGCCGAGACCAAAGAAGAGCTTATCCCAAGGCGTTCGTCATACAGCGCCGACAATTACCGATACTTCAAGGTGAACTTGCAATCCCTGCACACACACGGGACCATCGAGTTTCGCCAGCACCAAGGCACCATCAACTCCCAGACCATCATCAACTGGGTTCTGTTCGTGACTCAGTTCGTGGAAGCTTCGAAAGTCAAGCAGCCCAAGAAGCACAAGAAGGTGAAGCCTTCTCTTCGTGCAACGCCCGGAATGGCTGGGGTCATCAACTACATCAACGAGCAGCCGCTCATGGCCATCATCAACGTGCGGTTGTGTGCGGAGCGCTGCCAACTCGCCGAGTCAACGGTGTTGAAGCACTTGCGGGCGCTTTCCAACGCCAAGCCTTGCGCCCCTGTGCTCATGGTTGGAAAGCGTGCAAGAAGAGGGCAGCATATCGACGTTGACAACATCGGGCAGCCAGGACAAACCTTGATGCCGAAAGACAGCATGTGGAGAGGAATCTCTGAACCCCTTCAATCGTTCTATGCAGAACGTATCCAGGAGTTGAACCCGTGACATCCAGAAGAGCACTCGAACGCTACAAGTACAGAAAAGCCAAGAGAGTCAGAATCGAAACCCTGTTGTTCTTGTACTGCAACTACTGACGGCATGACACTATGATGTACACTGAGTTTGAAGCTGGAAAAATCTATCGCTGTGTTGCCAGCGAAACCAGAAACATACTGGCTGGTACCATCATCTTCGTTGTGGAAGTGAAGGCAACAAACCACGACCTACGCTCGTCGGTCAAGTATAGTAGGTGGGACGGCGGTGGCAACAACGGCTACTACGACCTATACGAAACCGTGCCATCTCACGACAAGTATGGCTATAAGCAAGTCACAGAAGTGATTGCTTGCGATGTTGACGACATGGCAACCAACAAGCCTAAATCCATGATTCTTCGAAACGCTCGTTGGGTGCGTTGTGAACCAACATGAAGCCAGGAGACCTTTTGCGGTGCAAGGCTGTGCCGGGGCTCACAGTTGTGTTGTTGAAGATACACCACCAATCATATGTGTTTGACGGGGCCATATCAGGGCGTACATGCGTCGTGATATACCCGGATGCTGAAGTTCACACGATAGGAATTGTTTCAGACCGCTGGGAGATTGTCAGTGGCAGTTGAAAAGTTCGAAGTCGGGCAAGCGTATCGTTCCATCTACAACGGAGCTGTTGTGTTCGTTCTGGAGATTCAGGAACACGACTATGAAAATGACGAAACTCACAGCGCTGTGGTGTTTCTGCATCAAGATGGCGAAGTGAAGAACTGGGCACTCCGAAAAGCTGCCTTTGAGAAACTATCATGAGTGTCGAGTGCCCTTTCGAAGAGGGAAAACTGTACACAAACAACAAACAAGTTGTTTTGGTGTTGTCTGTGAACACGAACTACATCGAGTTCGGCTTAGGTGTAGCGTGGGACTGTCACCTTCTGGATGAGGAGTGTGTTGTGCAGCGCCGGTATATGATGGCACCTTATTGGATGGCACTGGAATGAGCAAGTCGTGCCCTTTCAAGGTTGGGAGCGCATACAAGTCTGAACCAACTGTTAGGGGAGGTTACAGGACCGGGCTGTTTGTGCTTCTGGAGGCGTTGTCAAGTTACAACGATGGAACCAGAACATATTGGCTCTGTCGAGTTCTCTGGGAGGATGGCACAGTGGAGGAAGCTTACTTCGACAGGATGCACTGGAGAGTAGCAAAATGAGCGTTGAACGGTTTGAGGTAGGAAAGCTTTACAGACTGGTTATCGATAACCATGACGTGTACAAGAACACGGGTCATGTCATCTACATGGTTTTGGCGGTGGACACACGAACATATCAAGATAGCTCAGTTTGGATGGCCCAGGTAGTCCTGCCAGATAGCACTGTCCGTTGGTCTTACTTGACATTGCACAACTGGGAGCTTGTGGAAACGTCATGAATGTTGAACAGTTCGAGGCAGGAAAGCTCTACAAGAAACTCTCAGATGGTGGTGAGCTTATTATCATTCTCTCTGCGCATGTTAGCAGTCTTCGGAGCGACGGACGGCTCACAACCCTTGTACGTTGCATAGATTGCTATGGTGTTTTCCACACTGGAACTGTTTTACATAGCGACTGGATGTTGGTGGAGTGATGGAAGAGCTCCAGCCAGGAAAGCTCTTCAGGCCATCAAGTTGGATAGAAGTGGCATAGTCATGGACCCGAACAGCAAACAACAACAGTCACCGGTTTTTCAAGTAGGAAAGTTGTATAGGTGCGTTCGTCCATGGTCTAGACTGCCACAGCGTTCTGTAGGCATGGTCTTGGGGATAGAATGGCATCACCACCAGCACACAACCATTCGAGTGTTGGATGCTAGTGGTCGCATACAACTATGGACAGTGTACTGTGCAGAGTGGGAGGAGTGCAGTGAGTAAAGGCAAGCCAGTCTCTAAGTTCATTCCAGGAAAACTGTATCTGAGTGTCACTCCCGTATGGGACACCGAGATTATCTACGTTTATGGGTTCGATTACGAATACTGGGCGGGAAATGGAGATTGGTGTGCTACAGTGAAGGTGCTAGCATCTGATGGACGGATGTTCTACAGAGCGCTAGCCATGAAAGACTGGGTTGAAGTCGGTGAATAACAGAAAGCGTCGAGCTGATAAGTTTGAGGCGGGAAAGCTTTATAGACGAGAGTTTGTTTCGCAGCACTTCTTTTTTGTTTTGGAAGTGCTCAGCACTCACGTTGCAACGAGCGGCAGCCTTGAATTCGGAGCTGTTGCGTACACGCTGAGGGTCATGGACCATCTGGGCCACGTCAGCAAATACACCGCCTATGCACACAACTGGGAAGAATGCAGTGAATAACAGCAAGTCAAGCTATATCATCGACATGTTCGAGCCTGGGTGCTTGTACGTGCATCACCAAATACCTTTCATAAGAATACTTGTTCTTGAGGTTACCCGCCCCTATAACGGTTACACTTGCGAAACTGGGATTCGGGTTCTCAGCCAGGATGGCTATGTCTTCGACAACATTCTGAGAAACGATTACTGGAAGAAACTCGATGGCTAACTCTTTCGTTCCAGGGAAACTCTATCAGCACAAGGAAACAAGCTTGGTTGTGTTCCTACTTGCAACAGAGCCTCCTCATGATGGGTTTTACGACGATGGACCGAACATAGATAAAGTATGGCTGCATTACGTGGACGGAACCGGCAGAAGGGCTTGGTGGTTGGTGCATTACAATGAGTTCGATGAGGTTCTGCCTGGAATCTAGCAGATAGAATATTCCTTGTGTTTGCAGGCCGGTTTTGGTATACTGTATCTGTAGCTGAGACACAGAAGAACACAGTCCAAAAGGAAACACAGACATGAACCTCCGAACTCGCTTTTCTTTCCTGGTTCTCACGGCCCTCATGGTGGGTTGTGGCACAGAGATGGAACCGCCTTTCGAGGATGCTCGCCCAACCATCGATCAAGACAGCGCTCCCGTTGTTGCCGACGGTGGCAACGAGACCAGCGTTCCCGTCGTTCGGGATGCTTCGCCCGAAGCTGCTCCCGACACCGGCACTCCCGTTCCTGCTGACGTGGTGACTCAAGACACCGCTCAGGACGTTCCAGGAGACACGGCAGAGGCTTCCGTCGATGTTGTCGATGCGATGGTCGACGCTGGCGACGCTTCCTCTCCTGACGCCTCTGTGTTCGATGTGGAGGCTGCTGCTGAAGGTGGCCGTGACGCTGCAACGGATGTGGCAACCGACGAAGGCTCGGTTGCTGTTGTGGATGCAGCGCCGGAAGCTTCTTCGGATGCTTCTCCCGATGTGGTTGCGGTCGATGCAACTCCTGCTTCGGTGCTGTTGAGCCGAGGAAGACCGGCCTTGCTGAGCTCGTGTTCGGAAAGTGCTCGTCCGGACGTGACTTGCAACGGTGGAACGTTTGATCTGTACCCTGCAAACCTTGCGTTCGATGGTGTTCGAACCAACTGGATCGAGACGGCTCGGGGTGGAGATGATATTGCTCCCTGGGTTCGTGTTGACCTAGGCTCCGAGAGAACCATCACAAGGGTCAACGTGTGGAACCGTGTTGGCTGGCCTGTCCGTCCCTTGCGGTTCTCATATTCCAACGAGAACTATGTTGTCGAAGTGTCGCTTGATGGTGTGGTGTGGACCAGGGTTGCGGAAAACGTCGACCCTCCTGTGTATCCCAGCACTCACGAAGTCTCTGGAACTGCTCGATATGTTCGAATCAATCTCCTGAGAATGGGAAGGCTCGGAGCTGATGACCGAGTGCTCAACCTTGCGGAAGTTGAAGTGTTTGGGCGATGAGTGCCACGAAGCCAGAACCAGGAGAACTGTGGAAATGGTTCGAAGATGAAGACGGCGAAACCACCTTCATCTTTCTTGTCTTGGAATTGAAGGTGGAAGAATGGGGCCGCTATCGGTGCAAAATCCTCACACTCGCAGGCAGGGTTGGAGTTTTCTCCATAGAAGTTGGTACCGGGATCGGCTGTTGTAGTCTTGTTTCCGAAGCGGTGAGGGAACAGAATGAGTAAGCAAGCACCCATACCCGGAGAGTTGTGGGAATGGAGAGGCTCTACAATCGGTCCTAACGGCACTGTGGTGCAGTCCCGAGAACTGTTCATCATCTTGAAGGTTTTGGATGACATCCCAAGGCACTGGGAAGAGCTTCACACTTTGCTGAAGTACACGACCTATACGTGTAAGGTGATGGATTCTGACGGCCAGATTTCTCCATACCTCATGAACTTACACCAGTGCAAGCGAGTGAAGGACCAGTGAGCATGCGACCGAGAATGCAAGGGATACAGCCTGGTATGCTTATCAGGAACAACGACAACAAGAAGCTCTACGTGTTTCTGCGCGCTCGTATCGGTCGTAGATCACCGAGTTCGTTGATGGCGGCTGTTCTGTTGGACGATTGCGGTGAAGAAGTCATTACCCTCATGAACAACGTCCTGAACTGTTATACTGTTGTGCAGGAGACATGAGTTCATGAAGGACGAGAGGTTCGAATCTGGGAAGCTGTACAAGACGAACAACATAGGTTCTGTTCACGTACTGCCTACCCACAACAAGCTGATGGTGTTGTCCGTAGAAAAAACCAGCAACGCCAGGGACCACGCAGCAAACTATAGCGTTTGCTGCGTCATTACACACCTAGGCAACGTGACCAGAATGGCCTTGTATTACGTTGACTGGGACAAGGCAGAGTAGGAGGCATTGTGTTGACTCCCGGCTTGTATGTGGTTCGCTCAACCTACATGACGCTGGCAGGTGGCCGGAATACTCATGTGTCCTTCAGCCTTTCGAAACCCTACTCGGAGGAAGTTGTGTTGATAAAACAGCTGTTTCTGCTGGAGTGTTCCTATATCAGCAATGGGAGACGTGTGTCACCGAAGGTTCTACTTCCTGATGGACGAGTGGGTTGGGTTTGGGAAATACACCCGCTGGTTTGGGTCAAGGTGGAATAATGGTTGATATTCGCCCCCACAACTGATATACTGTGTTCATGAAGGTTCAGTCTCACTCCGGCATCGAGGTTGGGAAGCTCTACGGCAACACCGAGTTTCCCTGGACGGTCCTTGTGCTGGAGATAATCCCTGCATACTCCAATCCTGGGCTGCCGATGTGCTGGGTTATCAACGACAAGGGCGAGATGATGAAGATACAAATGGTCCGGAAGTTCTGGGAAGAGCTTGCGACGTGAAAGGATTCGACGTGAAAGATTTCCTTGTTGTTGGTGCTGTCTATCAGAACAGCTACAACACATCACAAATTCGAATGATTCTGTCGTTCAATGCCCTGGGAGGGTATGATGTCCTGGACGAGAACGGAAAAACATACTCCACCACCCACTTTGGCTGGCAGTGGATTCGGATTTCTGACCTATGGCCATAGAACAGTTTGTTCCGGGGAAACTCTACAAGCTCAGGAATCACGACGTTGTTATCTTCGTTCTGAACGTTTTGCATGTTTACACACCAAGGGATACGTCAAACCCCGAACACATACAATACCAGTGTAGGTACCTCCTGGTTGCACAAGGTCTTGTCAAGACGGTGTATATTAGGCGATGCATGTGGAATGAGTTGAGCGAGTCATGAGCGACGAAGAATGCAACAAAGGGCTGCACACAGCGATTGTTGAATCCGGAATTCAGCTTCTTGTGATTCATCCACAGTTTAGCGAACCCAACAGACTCGTGGTTCTCCATTCTGTTTATGTTCTAGAGCTAGCTGATTCCAACTACCGGAAGGTTCTGTTGCCAGACGGCACGATTCGTCATGTTCTCAGACATTACATCACGAACTTCTACTGGAAGCCAGTGTAGCCATGGTCACCGAGTTCGTTCCAGGAAAACTCTACAAGATAATGCCTGGGCGTCTTCAAGACTACTTCGAAACGTGGGTGATGATATACGTGCTCGGTGTAAGCAAGCATCAGTATCCGCCCGGTAGCGCTTCGCATGCAGTTGTCACGTTTCTTGGAAGCGATGGAGTTCAGGACGAAGAGCCACTGTTCTATGAAGACTGGGAAGAGGTAGAAGGATGATGCGTGGCATACCAGAAGAGTTCACTCCAGGACACATATACACGCTGTTCTCGTCGAACATCTTCGTGCAGCCTGTTAGGGTCTTCATTCTCCGGGTACTTTCGCCCGTCGACGACAACGGATTAGCTGTTGTTGACGTACTGCGAGAGCACGGCGGAATAGAACACAGAGCAAGGCTTTCAATATGCTTGTGGAGACTAGTAGTATGAAGACGAATCAACTCGTTCCAGGACATATATACCGATTGACGCCACAGGAAGGTGAGTGCCCCGAAACTGGTGGCTTCAGAATATTTGTCCTCGCTGTGGATGGAACGCCACAGCCACGGCGGGCGAGACTAGTTTACGCCGATGTGTTGCTAGCTAACGGCAAGATTGAAATTCGTTGTTCGGTGAATCCGGCACAGTGGGAGTTTGTTGTATGACAACTCAGTTCGTTCCAGGTCAGTTGTATCACCCGAAGGATGAAGATGAATTTCTGATTCTTGTGCTCAGAGTGGTTTCTCCCGAAGATGACTCTGGCACAACCGAGGTTGATGTTATCTACTGTTCCGACGCTTACGTCGAATGGGGTGTTTCTCTTACCAACTTGTTATGGGTTGAGGTTGTATGAAGACGAAGTTCATTCCAGGACGGTTGTATCACCCGAAGGATGAAGAGGAATTCATGATTCTCGTGCTAAGGGTTGAATGTCAGTATGACGACGGCTCTACCGAGGTTGATGTTATCTGTTGTACTAGCGACGCTACGATCGAACGTGGGGTTGCTCTTACCAACTTGATATGGGTTGAGGTTGTATGAAGACGAAGTTCATTCCAGGACATGTGTATGTGCCCATAAGTGGACAGCCTTTTGTAATGTTTGTTCTGAAGAGTGGGCCGTCCGATTCCCCGAATGGGGCATATGTGGATATACTGTGGGAAGATGGAAGCACAGCACAAAGAGCATTTGCTTATGAAACTCTGTGGAGACGAATCACATGAACACACAAACATACACACAAGCATCGCCAAAGAGTTCATCCCAGGGAAGCTGTACGAGTCAGTGCGTTATGAATGGGTTGTGTGCGTTTTGAGTGTGAGTAAGAGTGACGATCCGTTCCCTAGTAACCGAGGATGGCGTGTGGTTGAAGTCATAAACCAGTACGGGGAAATATTTGCACTGCAACTTTACCTCGAAGACTGGGTCGAACTATGAGCATCGAATCATTTGTTGTGGGTAAGCTTTACCGGTGCATTCTGCCAGGAATGGCATGCAGGCTGATTGTTCCCATCACCATAGAGAACGTAACGGCGGCAAAGTATGACCCTTACTCGGCAAGATACTTCATGCAAGTGTTGACCATTGATGAGCTCCAGGGTGGCCCTGGTGTCTATCCGTACGTAGCATACCCAGAGCACTGGGTGGAAGCAGAGATACCGTGAGAAGAAAACCAACGTTCATTCCAGGGAGGCTTTACCGAGAAAACTATCTTGGAGAAAACAACCCGAGTGGAGAAACCATATTCATTCTAGAGGTAAGTCTCCCACCAGAAACTATAGTTGTTGAGTGTGTCCGTTTCCTAGCCACAGATGGAACGACAAAACTAGAAATCATGGTTCCTCAGAACTGGTTGCTCATCTCATGAAGAAGTCTTCGAAGACAGCACACACAGCTCCAGGTGTTCGAATAGTCCGTATTCAACATGGACATACGCTTGTGCCTGGAAAGCTGTACTGGAACACAGACGCACAAGTGTTTTCAGTATACTTGCGTTCGGAACCATGGAAGAGCAGCCTTGGTTGCAACATATACTACTTCCTTGAAAGTGATGGTGTTGTTCGAACGTGGGGATATTACGAGCACGAACTCAGCAGCGTGTTCAAGTTGGTTGTTTGCTCATGAAATAATGGTTGATAATCACGGCTGCAGCTGATATACTAGACACAGAACGTGAAGCTAGAACCAGGGAAGCTCTACAGGAGCAAAAACAACCATTCCATCTGTTTCGTTCTCATATCGCTGGGTGCGCTGGCAGGTCATGACAGTCTAAACAAGCCATATGTCAATGGCTGTCATGCGTTCTTTCCCAGCCGTGGCATCGTTGAGCGTATATCGATATGGTGCTCTGACTTGGAGGACATGGAGGAGCTGTGAATTACTTCGAAGTAGGCAAACTTTACCACAAAGAGGGCCTCCTGCCAGGACGTTCGCCCATCATGATTCTAGAAGTGCTTCCGCCTTACCAGTATCCTCCTAAGTCAACATACGCTTACCAACGCTGCAAGGTATTGCTGACCACAGGAGAATGCGAAACTCTAGACCTGTATGTTGAGGATGCGCGCTGGAAGAAGCTGTGAGGGAACCATGAGCGTCAAGGCTTTCGAAGTGGGTAAGATGTACCAGTGCAAAAACAACAAGCTGGCGGTTTTCATGATGATTGAGATTCTTCAGGCCGACAGCAACGGCGTGAAGTCGGTGCTGGCATTCTTTCCCAGTATTGGAAGAGTTGTGCCCCAGCCAATCTGGAGCGATGACGAGTGGGAAGAGCTGGAAACACCATGAAGAACATGACCTTCAAGCCTGGAAGGTTGTATCAGCCAAGAACCAACCCTGGATATCTTATCTTTGTTGTTCAGGTGGACTCAGACCCTAGCCGCTATGGCGTTGATGTTGAAGTAACGGTGTTGAGCTGTACCGGGCTGATAGAGCGTAGGATTGTATTGACTCCAAAATATTGGGTTGAACTCGAATCAGAAAAGTAGCAGGACAAGTGCAAAACCACACGCAGCTGCATCATCAGGGCTTTCTTGTTCCTGGCAGGCTTTACCAACATAGCTTGCTCAAGAGCGTACGCCTGCTGTTGTCCATCGATGGAATAACTCATAATATTGGCCCCAGCATCTACACTGCAGGTTGCAAAACCTTTTGCCCAGAAACCGGCGGTGTGAGCACCATAACAATGTGGCATGACGATTGGACAATCTTGTGCGCCGATTGGCAGGAACTCAAATGAGAATGGTAACACATTTTGTTCCTGGTAGGCTGTATCGATATTCGAACACCTACTCTGCCATGGTTCTGCAGGTGCTAGAGGCGGGGGTTGAGCGTTTCCGCTGCCTTGTTGTCACTAATAGCGGCAGAATCGTCGAGAGCGTCATGTGGGCTGCAGACTGGAAAGAGATAAACCCATGAAAGCGTTTACAACGTTTGTTCCTGGCAAGCTCTATAAGCCGGTGGGCTACACGACGCCAGCGTTCGTCATGGTTCTGAAAGTGTTGTGTGGTAGTGTTGACAACGAAAATCACCGGTGTCTCACTATTGGTCCAAGCGGCAGAATCGCTTCCATATCCATGTGGCTTGAAGACTGGACGGAGCTACCAACATGAGTCGGTTCGTTCCAGGAAAGCTTTACCGGTTTACGAAACCAAGTGTTCATATGGGAGACTATCCGATTCTTGTTCTATGTGTGATAAGCCATGACCCCGCATGGCAGAGTCCAGTAGACCACGACATAAGTTGCAGAACCTATTGTGAGTTTTTGGATGCCTGGGGAAACGTGTGTTCGTTCTTCCTGTATGACTTCAGTTGGGCAGAAGTCGAGGAATAGCCATGAAGGCAAATGTCAAACGTTACATTCCAGGCAAGCTGTACAGGATAAAGCAGGAAGCTCCATCGGCACGAGATAGAATAGGCAAACTCTTTCTGATGTTGAGAGTGAATCAGGTAGCTCCGACATACTCGGACTGCCGGGTTGTCGACAACATGGGCGAAGTATATGAGTTGTTCTTGTGGTATGACGACTGGGAGGAACTGTGAACGACAAGTTCATGTACCATGGTGAATGGCGGAAGGTGTCATGATGGTTCGGCGTGAAGGTGGGCTTCAGCCTGGAAAGCTATACAGGAGCAGAATGTATCCCGAGGCTGCACTAGTAGTTCTGAGCGTACATGGCGGCGGTTTTGCTTGTCCGTGTGTGTACTTGCAAACCAGCGCTGGAACCATTCATAAGAGCGTTCTGTACGTTGATGAATGGGAGGAGCTCCGTGAATAAGGAACCGCTGAAGCTTGGGAAGCTGTACGCTTTTGTCGATAATCGAAGCATACTTCGCTTTATCGTGGCGTACCGCCCAGAAGTGGGCGTCGACCACTATTCATTTTTGGGACACGACGGCGTATACTGGTCTTGCTGGGGCTTCGACCGTCGAGTATGGGAAGAGGTTGAGACAGATAATGATGGATAAACGACATAATCTACCTACACAGTATACACATAAGACCATGACAACCTCCACGCTTCCATATGCAGAGCCTCCTACAGCTGGCAGTCCTGTACCTGGACAGCTAGTTAGGAACGTCGGGCATGCGGCACCCATATGGGCTGTGAAGTCATGGATGGGCACAACCGTTGGGATGTTCGAACCTGGAGATGTTCTTGTGCTTGTGTCATACAGAACGGGATATCTTGGCGGCGTTTCGAATCCTTCCGACGCATCGACAACGTTCATGGAAGTGCTTTTGCCAGCGGGCCATACTGGTCTGATTATTGTCACACCCGGCTTGCGGGTTGAGCAAGTGCATTCCACTTCGGAAACCAACACATAGAATCATAAATGACGAACAACGACTCAAAACGAAACAACAGCGGACGATATCACCATCGACCGAGCAACGACAACAGAACCGTGTCCCCAACGCAGTACCGAAGTTATGGGCAGCCTCAACCGAAGGGCGATGAAGTCTTTCTGGTTCTTGAAGGCACAAAGGTGCGCAGCGTATATCGGTGGAGGGAAGATGCGAACAACCACGCAGCTGTTGTTGGGGGCGCTGTGGTGATGTTACAGATAAAAGAAAACACTCCACAGTGGGTAAAGACTATGCTAGAATCTAGCCAGGACAAGGCACTACGCCAATCTGGTCTTATTCGAGACTGAACCCGCACCCAACAAGGTACCATGGACGACAAGACGACAGAACTGCTCAAGGCAGCAACGCACACTCGTAAGTTCATCACAGAGCTTTCCAAGATGAGCCTACATGAACTCAACCAACACATCGAGTGCATCTCCAGCATCTCAAAAGACTTGACAGCTTCGAGAGCTGTCCTTGAAGGCAAGCCTGTTCCTTCCAACAAGGTGAAAGGGATAAAGAAGCTTGGCGGCAACAAGCCGGAGAATGACAACGCTGTTGAAGACAAGCCTCTGGCTCCTGTCATTCACATCGGTGTTGACGTGTTCAAGCCAGCAAGGGAAATCAGAGAACGTCTTGTGGCACACGACATTGAGCTCGATGAATACCTGCTGCTTACATCTGCAATCGTGTCCATGATAAACGACACAACCCAGAAGAACAAGCCCGTCATTCACATGAAGAAAGTGAAGGAACACATGGGAGCAATCTTCAATGCTGTTATGTTTGGCCTTGAACTTGGCTTCGTTGTGCAAGCATGGATGAATCGTGCTGCTCACCTTCAGTCCCAAGAACTATAAGGCTTCGTCTGTGCATATCTATATGACATGCACACCCCAGGACACTCTGCAGCGCCTTCACTGAAGGAATGCTCCCAACTGTTTGGCAACTCTGAATGGTCGCCTCTTGCCGCCTTCTTGGCCGTTACAGAGGCACTCCAGATGATCCATCACAGCCATCACTGGCAGACAGCCGGTCATGAGTTTTATGGCAACCACCTTCTGTTTCAGAGGCTATATGAGGGAATAGCTCCAGAGGTTGACCTTGTTGGAGAGAAGCTCATCGGACTGTCCAACGATCCGAAACTCACCAACTACTTCGCAAGGGTAGCAGCTGTCAAGAAGTTCATGGAAAAGGTAACCAAGCCTGGACTGTCCTATCTCGTGGTATCTCTGCTTGCAGAGAAGGTATACCTCGAACTAGGAAAAGAACTGGTTGGTTCCCTTGGGAACAAGTCTCCAGGACTTGAGAACATGATAGCTGGAATCCTCGATACACACGAGAGCCATGTGTACCTGCTGCAGCAAGCCGTCGTTCAACAGCGGAAGTCGAAGGTGGCAGCTACAACAGGGAAAGAGCAATGAGCGATGACACACAAAAACCGTCAGCTCGTGATTTGCAAGATGCTATCGAACACGTTTCTGACTTCAGCGACCAGCCGTTAGCCCTAAGAGATTTCAACCTGAGCTTTCTTGGTGTTCTGTCGGTGGATGACCTCCGTCAATACGATGACATTGATGCGTGGTTGGACTTGGATTCAGCTGGCTTCGAAGGTATGGACACAACAGAAAAGTTGAACGCCTTGAATACCTTCAGAGGAAAGGCGTGGGCTCAGCGAGCAGCACAATGGATTGCACAAGGATCCATTCCTCCTGTTGTTGTTGTCACCACCTCAGACATAACAACCATCGGTGACGGCAGAGGCCGTGTGAATATAGCTAATGCTCTCGGGCTTCGTGTGCCCACATGGGAGCTAAAACAAAAAGGACTACAGGAGTTGAACATGAAGAAGTCTGAACTCGTCAAGCTCATTCAAGAGTGTGTTGCGGAAGCGTTGAAAGAGGACTACGATCGTGGGGATGTTGAGATGCACAACTCAGCGAAGTTGGATCAAGCGACGAAAGAAGCTGACCAGACCATTGAGTCCCTTCGTGCTCTTGCTAAGGCACTGCGCAGAAAGCAAGACATCAACATGCTTCAGGCATTCAACCAGTCTCTTGGTGGCTTCGTTCAAAAAGTCACAAAAGCAGTGAAGTGAGAAAGCTGGGACATCATGCCAACTCCAGAAGCAAAACCAGATGACATCTTCGGACAGTATTTGTTTCCGAGAAACCGTCGAGAGCTCAGCAAGGTGAAGGAACTGGACACAGAGCCGGAATGGAAACTAAGGGATGCCTTGAAGAACTATTACGAAAACAACAGCAAGCTTCAAGTTCAGGCCATGGTTCCGGATGTTCTCAAGCAAATCGAAGCCGGGAACTATCAAGCGCTGCTGGCTCCTCCTGATGCTATCGTCTACAGAGGGCTCAATGTTCAGAAGTCCATGCTTGACAAGATTCTGGTCAAGTACGGGTACAAGACCATTGACCAGTACAGGAATTCCGGACAAGCAAAAAAGTACATGGCCATCGACATTCCAGGGAAACTAAGACCAACGACATCATTGATTCAGGGTTGGACACTTTCCATGGGTATAGCGATGACGTTTAGCTCGGGCGTGGGAATCCCGCAGAGCGGGCGAGATCGCACGCCAGTTATCTTCGTTGCTAGAACCAACGCACAAGGAAACCAGTTCTTCGGAAACCCTGTGCTCACAAAAACGATTTCTCCCGCCGTTGCAAATGAGCAAGAAGTCTTGAGCTATGGGAACGTTGAGATTGACGGGTTTCTGTTGCCTCGAACGTACGTCTACGAGCCGAGTTTTGCTAATTTTTCATCAATGGATACAGATGAGCTCGTAAAGCTAGCCCAGCAACTCTGAAGGAAACACAGTCATCATGGCAAAGACAACACCAAAACCAGAAGCGTTACCGACCGACATCTTCGGTCAATACCTGTTTGCAAATGACAGGAAGGACATCAAGGCTGTGGAAGACAACACGGCTGAAGAAGACAGTGTTGGCGGCGACTTCATTGAATACTACGAAGACAACAAGAAACCGGCGTTGGCGAAACGGATGCCTGAGTTGTTTGCGTTGTTGAAAGCTGGGAAGTACAAGCCCCTGTTGGCTCCACCCAAGATGATGGTATACAGAGGCTTGAACATTGGCAGGACGAAGATTGACGCCTTGCTGAAAAAGAAGAAGCTGCCTACGCTGCAACAACAGTTCAAGCTGACAGGAGATGAAACACCAGCACGAATCATCGTTGGTCCGGGCAAGATGGAACCTGTGAAGTCTCCTCTTCAGGGTTGGTCCATGAGTCCGGAAATCGCTATTACGTTCTCAGGTTGGACAGCTTGGTCAAGCGACACTATTCCTGTGTTGTTCATTGCTAACCCTGCGAGGCGAGGGAACATGTTCCTCGGGAATCCGAAGGTATACGACACACTGAACCCAGACATCGATGACGAAAGAGAAACGCTGAGCTACGGAACGGTCATCTACGACAAGATTGTGATAGCTCCCGTTGTCAACGCTGGCGGCTATAGCATGTACAAGTTCGATGTTTCTGACTTGAGAGTGCTGGGGCTAGAATGACATCTCCGGAAGCAAAACCAGATGATATCTTCGGGCAATACCTGTTTGCTCCTGTTCGAAAGGAAGAGGGCCTTCCGGATGAACCGAACACGAAGAAAGAAGATGACTTGTATACGGCCTTGGATGGCCACTACAACAGCTCTCGTCGTGACATGCCGTTGGTCCAACAGGTACCAGACATTCTGAAACAAGTAAAGCTAGGCAACTACAAGAGGTTTCTGGGACCACCTGAAGGTGTCGTTATCTACAGGGGCATACGTATTGATGTTGCTCAGCTGGCACCCATGCTAGAGAAGGCAGGTGTTCCGTCTCTGGATGACTGGTATGCTTCTGAGAACAGGTCACAACCAAGAAAGGTTTCCCTGGTTGGTAAGTTGACGCCGAAAGGCGAAGCAGGCTCTCCCATTCAGAGTTGGACTACGTCTCCGAAAGTTGCTGTTGAGTTTGCCAGAGTGTATGCATACAAGCAGAACGCCCCTATTACCGGCGTTGTTCCTGTTATCTTCACCGCCGAGACTTCAAACAAGAGCAACAAGCTCTTTGGCAACCCATCTCTTGCTGTGCTGTTGGGGCACGAGAACGAAACAGAAGGCTGGAAAGAGTACGAAGTGATGAGCTTCGGTCCTGTTGCCATCACAGGGTTCTACTTGCCAGGAGTCATTGAAGAGAGCAGGTTCAGCAAGAAGGTTGGCTTCGAAGACTCTCTCAACCAGTTGCTTTAGCCTTTAGGCTGTACGTTACAATGCCCTTCTCGGCCTTAGCCTCTTCCAGCTCGGGATTGTTAGCCAACAGCTTGTCGTATGTGTCTTGGTGCATTGACACTTTGTTGATAAAAGCAACGTTCGAGAGCTTGACGGTTGACACGTCGCCGTTGAACACAAGGCTGCCTCCACTGAAAATACACCCTTCGAACACAACGTTCGTTGCCGACAAGAATCTGAAGTAGCAGTCGCCAAAGCTGGTGTTTTTGAACTTTACGTCCGAGCAGTTGATGCCGTTGGTTGCATCATGTGTTGAGCCTGCCGACATATCTCTGAACTGGCAAGTAAAGAACTCACCGTTGCTAAATGTTGACAACTCAATGTCGCAAGCACCGAAGGTTGTTTCGCTTACGGTGAAGCTGTTGATTTTTGCACCTCTGATGTTGGCGTTTGAAAAGTACGAACCCATAACGCCCAAGTTGGATATAGCAGAGCCTCCATACGTGTCAGAGTTCACGTTGACGTGATGAAGAGATATACCATCCATCGTTGTGTTGATGAACTTGTTTCTGTAGAGCTTCATGCCCTGACCTTGTTCCTGGCCACCGAAGATTACGTTCTTGAGTTTGGCGCTTCGCAGGTTGTTGGCGGCGAAGGTTCCGCTCTTGAATCTCCAACCAACAAGGCTCGAACCCTGGAACGTGTTGCCGTAGATAAAGCCATCTTTATCTGTGGTTGTGAGCCCCTTCAGGGTCTTGCCTGAGAAGTTCTGGACGCTCACCTTGAAGTTTACAGGGAATTCCTTCAAGTCTTGTCCTGCGGCAACCATGGCGTGAAGCTGCTTCGTTTCTTCGCCAGGAACGATGTATGTTGGCGTTCCTGGCTTGTCCTCTTCTGACGGCTTCTGAATGAGCTCAACAGTGTCCAGGGTAGATGCAGAGAAGAACACGGCTTGATAGCGTTCGCTCTCATGAATCAATCCATAGCCCATGTCAACAACACCCTGATAGCCCAAGTCATTACGAAGTATTCTTGCCCACTCGTTTGGAGCTACGGCTTCAATCTTCCTTGGGTTCTCTTCTTGCCAGTTGTCGTTCCAGCCGTCATCGCTTCCCGCCTTCTCTTTTGCTTTCTTGCCGTACTTGAGCTTGTTCGTTGAGATGGCCAACCACCTTGTCACGAACCACAGATAGCTTATGCTCTGAGCCTTCTTGGCCACAACAATTGCATCCTTTTTTGCTCTGGCCAGCACATGAGAAATGCTTGGCATAGCCATTTCTTCCGAGAACACCTTGGCATACTTGCTCCAGAGTGTGTTGATGTCAGCCGTCAGCTGTTCTTCTGTGTACTCCTGCATACTCAACAGCTTCACTCCTGGTTTGGGCTTGAACACGATGACGTACTTCTTCTCTCTGGCAAAATCGCTGTCCGTTCCTTGAAGGATAGGGTAAGCGTAGATGCCGGTAGGAGTTCCATACGTGTTCACAGGGTTGATGCCCAGCTTCGGAATGGAAACGAAGGTCATGAAGTATCCGGGCTGGTTGGCATAGACATTCAGTCTTGCTGACCAGTTCGGTGGCTGCACTCCCATCTCTTTCTTGTAGCGGGTTATCTCTGCCAGTACAATCGACTTCAGTGCTTGCTTGAGGGTTAGGTTGTTCTTGTTCATGGATGGCTCTGTTGGGGCGTATAGGGGCAGGAACGGGTATCCTAGACTGCAGGCGAAGTGGCAGGAGCATCGACGACGGTAAGCTTGCTCTTGAACTCTTCGGGACCGTCTATCTTGTTGAACAGTTCTCTTGTGACCTTGACGTTGTGGATTTTGGCAACTGATGCGGCATTATAGCGCAAAGCACGAAGCGCATGAATTACTGTTAGTCCTGTCAGGTCGACATTGGTAAGATTAGTAGCTACCAGCACCAAGAAGTCGAGCCTTGTGTCCTTGAACACTGCGTCGGTAAGGTACGACGTGTCAAAGTGTACCGTTCCAAGCTTGCAGTCGTCTATCACAAGGTTTTCTATTGTGGACGCCTCGAACTCCAAGTTATAGGACATGGAGCTACATCCCTTCATCATGTACCCGTCGACGTTGCACTTGTGAAGCGTGCAGATCAATCGGGATTGTAGATAGAAGTCTTCAACAGACAAGTTGTTGATGGTTGTTTGATATATCCTACCCATGGGAGCTGTCCCTTTGCCATGGATGTTTTCTAGCTTGCATGTATCCACCCTGTCCCCGAGCATCGGGTTGGAAGACGATGCCTTGTCGAGTTGAACGGACACGTTGCTCAGTGTAGCCTTGTACAAGCCTTCGTAGGCGTTGGCAACTCCGAACTTACTGTTCATGAACCTTACGTTCTGCACAGTAGCACCTTCCATCGTTGACGGCCTGAACGCAGCGTTTCGAAGAGTCACGTTCTTCAAAGTCTTGCCCTTGAATGGTATGTCCGAAGGCCATGTGAGACCTTCAACTGTTCCGGCCTTCAGCTGCATTCGGAAGGCTGTTAGTGTCTCTTCGGTGTCGTTCTGTTCATAGTGTGTGTCTGGGCTCCACTCGGTCTTTTCCTTCTCAATCATCTCGACTGTGGCAAGGTACCTGGACTCCCAGAACACGGCTTGAGCGGGTTCGTGCGAGTGAATGATTCCGTCACCTTCATCGATTACCCCATGGTATCCCAGAGTGTTTCGGAGTATCTTTGTCCACTCGTTCGCCGCATCTATCGGAATGACACGCTGCAAATGAGAAGTGTCATTCCACACAGCCTTTTTCTTGTCCTTTACCGACATCTCGCCCGTGTTGTTCCTTCTGGCGGTTTCCTTGTGCTTTTCTAGCTGGTTGGCTATCGCACGAGTAACGTACCAGAGATAACCGCCGTAGCTCTGAACCTTGGCATTCTCTTCTGCTTCCTCAATGAACCCAGCAACCATTGGATCGGGCAAAAGCTTCAACAGCTTCTGCTTGTCAGCATCGTACTGTCCTAGGTTGTACTTCTGAAGGTTCAACAGGTTCAACCCTGGTTTCGGCTTGAACACGATAGCATACTGTCTGTTCGTTGCGAAGTCAGCAACTTTGTTTCCTGTTGCCAACTGATAGCTGTAGATGCCTGTTGGAGTGTTGTAGTCGTTGACAGGATTCAAACTGAGTTCTGGAACAGAGGTGAACGTGACAAAGTATCCCTTGTCAACGTACTGGTTGAGTTTGGTCTTCCAGCGAGGAAACCGTTGACCCGTGACCCTCTGGTACTTGTTGATTTCAGCAAGTATGATGGCCTTCAGTTGAAGGCGTTGAGATTCATTCATGCCTGATAACTAGAGCTCTGTCATCCATCAACAACGGTGAGTCTAGCCTTGATAGGTTCTGCCGCTTCCAACTTGTCATAGAGCTCTCTTGTGAGCTTGACGTTGTTGATGACCGAGTCGTTTCCAACAATCATAGAGAACTTACCCAACACCTTCAACCCTGTGAAGTCAACGTTGTTGAGCTGTAGTTCTCCGTGCAAGTACACGTTCTTGATTGTGGTGTCCTTGAACGCTGCGTCGAACAACCCTTGTTCAGAAATGTAGAGCTCTCCGAGCTCGCACCCTTCAAACACAACGTTCTTCGCTAAGCCTTCCGAGAACTGCATCCTCAACTTCGAGGACAAACACTTGGAGAACAGCAAACCGTTGATAGTGTCTAGACCGTAAGTCACAACATCCGACCTGGGACTGGCGACGTTTGAGAATGACATGTTGGTTATCTTGGACCCAACGATCTTGCCCGGAGCAAACCCAGTCGCATGCACATCAATGAAGGTGCAGTTGGTTATTTGTCTTCCCAAGAACTTCAAGAAGGAATCCGGATCGCTTGATGCCGCTCTGACATTCTTGAATGTGCAGTTCTCTGCACCCTTCGAGCCGAACGCCCAGAACGCCGTGTCGATGAAGGACACGTTCTCGAAGGTTGAGCCAGCCATAGACTTCGGTGTGAACACGCTGTGCTTGAAGTTGACGTTCTTGACTGTTTTGTTGTCGAACGGCAACAACTCGGGCCATGTCAACCCTTCAACTGTTCCGCTATTTATGGCTTGTTTGAAAGCCGTGAGGTTCTGCTGGGTTGGGTTCTTTTCGTTCTGGTGGTCGGCTGACCAGCCCTTCCTGCTCTTCTGAACAAATTCAACAACTTGAAGCAGCCCTGCGTGCCAAAACACAGCTTGTGCTGGTTCGTTCTCGTGAATGATGGACAGTCCTGGGTCAATAACTCCATGGTATCCCAACACGTTCAGAAAAAGCTTTGTCCACTCGTTCTCTCCAGACTGAGGCACGTTCCTAACATCCGGAGTAGTCTTGCGTGGATTGTTCAATGACTTGTAATACTTGTCGTGTTGTATCTTTTCAGAGTATGATTCGGTCAAATGCCATATCGCTCTTCCTGGATTCTCGGAAGCCATGCGCTTGTACATGCGTCTTGTTGGCCCTGTTGGACCTAGGTCTTCATCTGTGAAAGCTGTCTCCAACTTCTTGGCGTCAGCATCGAACTGTGCTTCCGAGTATTCCCCGAGCTTCAGAATGTTCAACCCTGGCTTTGGTCTGAACACGATAGCATATGGTCTGGTTGTACCGAAACCTGACATCTTACCTGTCGCTAGTTCGTAGCAGTAGATGCCTGTTGGTGTGCTATAGCTGTTTACAGGGTTCAAGCTCAACTCAGGTATGTCCGTGAAAGTCACGAAGTTTCCTTGGTCGACATGCTTCGCAAGCTGGTCTTTCCAACGAGGAAACTCTTGTCCCATTACTTTCTGATACTTTGTTATCTCAGCAAGGATGATGGTTCTCAGCTGAGAACGTAGCTTGTCATTCATGCCTGATAACTAGACCGTCACAAGCACAGGTTCTTGCCGCCCGCTGCAATGACCCAAGCGTCCGAGCAGTCCTTCATGTCTGAATCGAACACTTCTTGCCCTTGTGACTTTCCGGTCTTCGCAACATGCTTCTTCCATGGAAACTCTGGATGAAGCGTTGTTACGAACTCGAACACTTTCTCTTTCACAGGTCTCTTGTCTGTTTTGGTGTTCTTGAATCCCACAGCTTTCCTTGCCGAAGACACGTTGACATCGACTATGGGAGCAGCGAATGCCTTGTGACACAGATAAGACACAATGCCGTTGAACTTGGCAAGAGTCATCAAGGTGTCAGCGCTGGAGAATCCTACAGAGAACATCTTGGCGTTTGCTTCCACATACACCTTCATCACTGTATGCTGTCCTACTATGGATTTGATGCCAGCTATAGCAGCATCAGCCTTGTCCCACATAGTAAGCAGCTTCGAACTTGTAAGCCTTATGGGCTGAAGGTCAACAAGAACTCCAGTTGAAGCATCCAGCAAACACACACCAACAACCGATGTGCTTATGTCAAGACCGAGAATGATGGTGCCTGCTGTTGTTGTCATCTAGATTACCCTTCTGTCTTCCTGCAAGCCTTATTAGAGGCTTCCCTTGTCTCGAACCTAAGCTTGTATGACGTTGTTGTTGCAACGCCGTAGATAACCGTATAGAGCGTTCTGGCGGTATGTGTCATGAGAGCTTGGTCCAGTCGCTAGCTGCGACACAACCAACCCAGTATGTCTCTCCATCAGCTTCCATAAAGAAGATGAAGTGTGTTCCTGACTTCGCCGGTTCGACAGAAAGGATAAAGCGCAAGAATCCTGCCTTGGTTCTGTACAGTTCTCCCGGCTTTATGTCTTTCCCTTTCATTCGGATACCTTCTTCCAGAATGCAGCTATGACTTGCACCGTTGTGATCCAATATCTGTGAGTGCCAATGTCACCGATTGCACAGTATCGAATGTGGTGTTCATTGACAATCAGAATCATCACCAAGTCCCCAACCGTGTCAAGGAACAAGTCTCCTGGTTTCAGAGTCAAGTTGTTGTTATTTTCTTCCATGGTCTCAACAATCTGAAGTCGGAAGTCACACACACGATGCCTTCCATAAAGAACCTGTGTCTACAGCCATCTGCTGTCAAACCTAGATAGACACAGGGTTCATATGGGTATGGAACCCAGTAACACAGTTCTCCTGGTTTCAACACTGAGCCACATCATCCTTCCATGGTTTTAGGTTTCCATAAACCGTGTAACAAACGTGTCCGTGTTCGTCCAGGAAAGTATGGTCCATTCCAAGAAACAGAGGAACCGTAGCAATGCCCAAATATACGCATGGCACTCCAACATTCCCGGAGAAATAACACAAGTCTCCAGGCTTCAGAACTGTGTTACTATCGGTTTGCATAGAGATCCGATGCCATAAACACGCCTGTTGTTCCGTCGGACTTTAGACACTGACAGTGCCACGCCATGTAGCTGTCGATTGGAGTGACATACGTGTCACGGTACATCGACAACAGGACTACGGACTGCACAATTTCTTCGAAGCCATTTGGTCCTGGTGTCCATCCAAAACCTGAAAAGGAACAGTTTCGAAAGTCTATGGTTCTCGCTGTGTAGAGTTGCCCTACAGTTAGGGGTTCCCCTTCGCCTGACTTTGCTTCTTCGACACTGCTTGTGCTTCCAGCAGCAGAGTTATGCTCTGAATCAGCTTGTCCGTCCATATCTGATATGTTGCTCCGTTCTTCTGTGCCCATTCTCGTGCTGCTTTCGCTTTTGCTATGACAACAGGGTCCGTGAGCTTGTCTTGCCGCTTTACTTCGACAAGCACAGGTCCAGGTTGTCCCTTGTACCATATCAGGAAGTCTGGGTAGTATAAACGGTTTTTCCCTCTTACCACATAAGGGATGGTGATGCTCTCATATTCGTACCTGTCAACCGAAGCATCGTTGTCAAGGTACTTAGCAACCGTCTTCTCCCAACCTGAACGGTACTCAACAGGAGTAGCACACTTGGGTGAGTGGTGTGTTCCTGTGTGGTAGTGCTTCTTCCTCCTACGCTTCCTACCCTTTATACCCTTTATCCTTCGCTTACGTGTCACTGTTGTAGTACGGGTCATATGATTCTCTCCTGTATTCTACCTAGCCAGTGGAACATTACCAGAGAGGTACTCTCAGGGGGTTGGGATAGTAACAGATAATGGGAATAGTAGTAGGGTTATAGAGAGTAGGGATAGCTGAAGGTTACCAGTCCAGCTTGGTAGAGAACTTCAGCTTCTCACCCGTTCTCTTCAGTACCGGTTGAGCCATCTTGGTCTTCATGATGACGTTGAGGTTATCGTCATGCACATACAGGTCTGTGATGTAGACATATCGGTTATCGAAGTCAGACGTGTTCAAGCTGGCGCTCAGGGCTGAAGACCAGCTGGGATTGCTTGAGCTAACAAGTTCAAGAGGGTTGGCGTACATATCCAACTTGAGGACATGGATGTTACGTTCGCCTTGGAAGGAACAAGAGAAACCTGTCTCACCGAAGAAGTACAGGCTTGGGTTCTTGAGGAGAACGATACCGTTGTCATAGAACACGTTACCTACGGAGTTCCATGTTGCGTGGCTACCTGTGCCATCTGCTCTGTAGAGAGAACCGTATCCATCATCTCGGAGGGTCATGCCAACTTTTCCAGCACTGTTGGATATATTGCAATCAGTTATGGACAGCGTTCCTGGCTTTATCCTGTTGCCGTAGAACAAGCTACTTGCGTTGAACATGACGGTCTGGAGGGAACCGTTCTCTTGTGTACGTTGCAGGATGGTTGGTGTGCGTTGAGGGTTGAGTGTACCGAAAGAACTGGTGCTGTCGAAGCCGGAGAGTGCAGCAATGATGCTGGTACTTCCAGAACCTTCGGTGTTCAGGGTATCAGAACCACTCACAGGAGGCACAAGGTCATATATGCTATCCAGTGAGTACATGTTCTTGAGTGTGACAAGGTTGAGAGCCGTGTTGCCTTTATCTGTTATGAACGAGCTCGTATTGAGCGTTCTGAGGAGCTCATAGTAACTTGGCACGAACTGTCCGTTGTCACATGGCAGAACGGTTAGAGATGCCTTTCTATTCGATCCAGAGGCATACAGGAAACCATTGGCGGTCAGCTGTCTAGAGTTCCCCGTTATAGCTGAGCCGGTCAGGTTGATAAGCCTAGGATAGTTGCCCTGAACAAATTCCCTTGAATAGTTCTCCAGGTTGATGTAGTGTCCACCTGTGTCGAAGCTAAGGTCTACGTTGAACGGATGAGTTGTTGTCCCGTCTACCGCTTGGAAGGGATGAGCAAGGACTCCACCAACTCCACCGTTGGTATCAACGCTTCTTGACGGAGACTCTCTCGTGAACAGAGGTGGAACATAGAACAACAAGGTAGTATCAGACAGCGAAGCACCAGCAGCGCTTCTCGAAAGCACTTCACCATCAGGAAGGAACCGCTCATAGAGCTTGAGCTCATGCACTTCAGCGTTCAGTGGATGCTCTAGTGCATATGAAGTTGGTTCATCCTGAGTCGTGCTTGAGATGAAGGCAGAACCGGTGACAGGCACACCATATCTTGTCTGTGCAGCTTCAGAGAAGAAATAAGCAGACAAGGAAGCACCAGCGTTCGGTCCTTCGAAGAAGTTCCCAACACACAGCATATCAGGGTTAGCAACCCCGGACTCATACCTTGGGGCTATTGAGGCTGAAGGAACGTAGAACGTTCCAGCTTCAACGCCATCAACAAGGAAGCTTCCGCTACCGAAGTTATAGCTGTTCGTTCCCCATCTGACAGTCACATGATGCCATGTGTTTCTGGACAGTGCATTGTCTGAGGAAACGAAAGAGTTCCCTGCAAGAGATGCGGGGTTGATAGCGGACGGCTTGGTTGTGGTGCTTGAGCTCAGCTGCAGAAGCAGTCTATAGCCGTTGACGAAACCATTGGTGTCTCTTGAAGAACCTGATATCAAGCTGAGAGCGTAAGCCCCAGAAACATGAAACAGGGTTCCAGCCTTGAACTGTGCAGCTGAACTATCGGTCGTGTACTTGGGATTGATCCAGAAGTCGAAGCTGAACGCTCCAGAAGGAATATACGAAGCCGTAACAATGCTACCTGCTGCACCAGCAGAGCTTGACATCGGATACAGCAGGGCTGTGTTGGAAGGCACAGAGCTTGCTGTGAAGAAGTTCAGGCAGTTGTAATTGGTGAATCCGAAGTTGTAGTTCGTTCCGAAGTTGGCGTAGTACGGCATCACTGCATTCGTGATGGTGAACTTCCTTGTCATGTCAGAATCAAGGTTGACTCCTGGAGTTGAACGCTCGATGTTCTTCTTCTGAGCGTTCCTCAAATTCTGAGGTTGTGAACCAACACGGTTGAGGTACTCCCTCATGTACGAAGTCTTGTCGGTTGTTGACGGCGACAGTCTTGCAAGGTTCAGAACGTCATCAAGGTTGTTGATCTGAGCAAAAGCACCAGACGGTGTGCCTTCAGCAACGGTCCAGTTGACATCGTACTCTTTTATGGCTGTTGAACGCCTGGGATAGATGTAGGCAGAACCAGACGTACCCCAGCTACCAGAAACAAAAACTGTTCTGGGAGCTGTCTCAATAGAGAATACTTCAATGTCTTCTGGATCGAACCTCTGGATTGACATATCACACGTCTAGACGAACTTTGATCGGATAGTCCCTTTGAACAGACTTGAACACGGGCCTTGATGTCTTTCCCACTGCCAACAGGTTGTTGTCTGCGTCGTACAACCCGATCGTTGTGAAGAAGGTGAAGCCTCGCTGAATATCCTCTTGTCCTGGATCAATCACCACAATCCTGCCGTTGCTGTCTGTGTAGGTTGGGTTGCTGCTGTAGTTGAACCTGTCTGCAGCAAGTCTGCAGAAGTACACAGTCGAGTTGATGTTGGTCTGGTTGGCGAAAGCCATGACCGTTGCATCCGAGCCTGTGAACCTTGTCGAACACAAGTGATCCAGAATGTCGTCAACCGATGCGCTGTAGAACAGGCTGTTGTATCCATAGACAGAACTTGACAACAGCGAACCCGAGAAGGGCTGTGCTGTTGTTGTGATGCTCTTGATTGTGCCGTTGATGCTCTGTGTGGCATCGAACACTCTAGAGGCATCTAGGATGATGATACCCTGATCGTGCCACACGAGTCCAACAGAGCTGGTTGTTGCTGTGTCGACAAGGGTGCCAACGGAACCACCGGGGAAGCTGTAGTTCACATTCGATGTGGAACCAAGGTCTGTGTAGATTTTCTCGTTGGTTCCAGGAGCGATGAGCGATGCTGTGTATGCAGAGCCGCTATAGAACATCCTGAGAGCGAACGTCTCTCTCTTGAGCTGATCACGGAAGAACAGTCTCTTGAAGCTCACGAACACGGCTTCCTTGATCTCGGTACCGTTCAACGCACCAGAGATAAATGTGAACGCCTTGTTCTTCGAACCAAGCAGCTGTTGGGAGAACGTGCGATAAAGGTCAATCTTCTCCCTCATCATCATCGAGGACGATGGGAAGTAGTATTGGTCGTTCGTGCTGTCGTAAGAGGTTGTTGTCCTGGAAACAAGAAGTGAGCTTGTGTGCAGTCCAACCGTGATGTCGAACACAGGGTTGGCCGTCTGCAGGGTGTAGTCCTGGTCGAACACCGTCTGCACGTACGAAGAGGTGACACCGGTTCCTGTGCCTGAACCAGTAACCCACACAAGGGCCTTTCTCCTTGAAGTTGAGCTCGACACATCATTGCCGATAACGTCAAGAACCTGTTCCAGCACGTCTCCCTGGACACGCTTGTCTGTTTGAAGGTCGAAGAACTGAAATGTTGCCATGCTGTGTGTTTCCTCTTTTTAGTGCTTAGTTCCGAGAACTCAGGCGTTCTTGGTGATTTGTGCTACGAACTCAACAACTGTACCTGTGCTCATGCCAGTTACACGAACGACAGTTCTGATAACCGTCTTGTCTGTTGGCTGCCCGAACATCAAGAACTGTGCGTCAGTGATTGCCTTGGCGTTCACAGGCACGCTCACAGTTGAACCACCTTGCGAGCTCAAGGAACCATCTCTTGTCACGATGTAACTGGCTTGACGGTTTCTGTCCACGGTTGGTGTGCTTCCGATGATTCTCAGGAACCTGTCGTCACATGTGACCATGAACTGATTGTCAACAAGCTCTTGTGGGATTTGTTCGCCGCCAGTAAGAGTCTGTTGAATGATGACCGTCTGCTTGTTGGTTGCTCCTGTGCCAAGAGCAAGGGTTGTTCCTGTCAAGCCTGATGTTGCTGTTATGGACAGCTTCGGCATGGTATATCGGTTTGGGTCTGGGATAGAAACCAACGGATGCACCAAGGCAAGCTTGTTGTTCATGACAGCTTCAAACACAGGTGTGTTCTTTTCAATGCGTTCTGAACCAACGGTCCTTCCATACCGAGTAATCATGCCGTAGTCAACTTCATCGTCGCCCAGAGCAAACTTCACGATGTTGAAGGTACCTTGAGCTAGCTTCTGCCTGCCAAGGTCGGTCACAATCGCATCCATGAATATGTTTGAGGTGTCAGGTTGTAGGAATCCCATAATCCGTCTTTCTTCTCTGTGTAACTAGCTCTTGTAGCAAAACCAGTTCTTACCTTGTTGGGTTCGTTCTGTTGTCTGTTATCTTGATATCCACCATGGCATCTTCTTGAAGGTCCGTGTTGATGAGTTGTAGCCGGTAGAAGTTGTCCGGACCCATAGCTAGCAAGTTCATGTTGTCTCCGCTAGCGTTGTGAAGAGTCAAGTATTCTGGGTTGAACACAACAGTGACTTGACTATAACCTTCGGTCTTCATTGTATCGATAAAAGTATCACGGTTGATATACAGGTTCGGATATGGCTTGGGGGCATTTGGCTGAGATATGTCAACACGGTCTATGGTGTTTCTCTGCCCGTTGAACTTGACACCTATTTGGTTTGACAGGTTCGTTGTTATGCCGTGAGCATCCACTGCTGCTACTGCGTAAATGTAGTAGTCTTCAGGGTTGAACTCTTCGTCAACATAGCTTGTGGGTGTGAAGACTTCCGTGTTTCTTGTTGAGCTTACCTTCACAACAAGGCTGCTGTCGATGCTTCCTTCGCCCTGCACAAACGAGAACAGTTCTCCGTTGTTGCTGTAGTACGTACCTTCACCATTCTGAAGGTCGTTGACATCGTACATCCTTACAAGCTCGAAGGGCTGTTGAACTGGGCGCTGTCTGCCTACGTTCTTCCTTCTGAACACTTGGAAATACTTGATGTGCCTTCGGGGGTCAATGGGATAGTTCCAGGTGAGAACAGGTTTCCTTGAGCCATAGTCCCAGCGCACGAAGAAGTCCGTTGGTGGTTCCGCTGGTGTGTTGTCAACCGTTTCTATGGATTGCCTGACTGGCTTACTTGCCACAAGATACGTTGCTGTTACGTTGACTTTCTCTTCAGCGCTAAAGCTCATTGTCTGTATGGCCGTGACTACCCTTATGTCATACACGTATCGCTGACCGTATACCACTTCTGTGTCGATAAACTCCACAGTGTCAGGAAGCTCAACATAGAAAGTGGTCTTGTCAACAAGACCTCCTGTTGATGCAACTCTGTATCTGTCGATTGTGTAGCCTGTCGACTGGTATACTAGTCCTGTGTCAACCGTCTGTTCTGTTGTAGAGACAACAACAGGATCGGCTAGCGTCAAGTCGTACTGAGAGCCGTTCAACCTGTTGCTGTACTGGCGCACGCTGGCTTGCGTGTCAAAAGTACCCTGCAGTCCGGAAGTAAGCCCTTTGTCTATGGGTGTAAGAGTGTCATTCAGCAACTTCTCATGAAGAACGGTACCAAACACTTTGTGCGACACCGGTGCAACGGTTGTGAGTTGCTCTATGGAGTTGGTTGCTGTGTTATCTCTTCTTTGCATCTTCAGCGTTTTGCTGAGCGCAACAGACAGGTACTTAGACAGGAACTCTCCAGAGACACCTTCGGGCGTGGATTCGTGCAGAGCTCGAATGGCATCCGACAAGGAAGCGTTTGTTGTGTTGTAGTTCAGCTGCTTGTACAGCTTGTCCAGATACACCTGTGTCTGAGCAACAAGCTCTGTCTCTTGCTGCTGAAAGTAGCTGTAGTTCTTCAGTGAAAGAAGTTCTTCATCAACGATGGAGTTGGGATAGTCTTTCAACTGAATATCGAGCATTGGCTTGTTGAGCTTGCCGGTAGAACTAACATGAACCTTGTTCCAGTTCAGTGTGATGAACCTAGGTACCGTTCTGGAGAACTCCACGGTGCCAAATGGTGACGTGACCCTTTTTCCAGGGGTCGTTAGCTCGTCTGGCGTGAATCTGTTGTAGGTAAACGTCGCCGTGAACCTCGATATCTCAGGCACATCTACAGCTGCGACCGGCAGCGACGGCACAGAACTTCCCAGTGTCATTGTTGTTCTAGCTCCACGGTGATAAAATACTGGTCAAGAGTGAAGTCGGTACCAACTCTATATGTCTCGCCTGTGCTGCTGTCCTCATACAGCATGCCAGTGCTATGCAGCAAGCCAAGCGCCGCCCTGCCTTCTTCAGTGCTATTCATCGCTAGCACGTCAACAGGAAACTTGTCAGCATCGAACAACACATGAACAACCCTGTCGTATTCCTTACCTCTGAACACTGTTGACCGAATGTCGTTGCACATGGTTAGCATAAGCTTCAGTTCGTCAGGATTGCTCAAGAACCTGCTCAACAGCTCTCCATATTCCGGAGACATGAGCTTTACCATGGTTGGTTCAAAACTTTCACCCTTACTCATGGCCAAAAGCTCTTTAGTAAACCTGCTCGTCTCTCTGGGAGTGTAGTTGATGAACGTTTCTTCCGACAGGTTCAGCCCTGTCACTAGATGGGTATACAGATTGACCAGGAAGCTTACTAGCAGGTTCTTCGTCACTGTTGAGGCTAGGACTTGACGCTCTCTAGACTGGCTGTAATAAACGTCTGTGTTCGACAGAGACCCTACCGTCTTAGCTGTGGTTTGAGAATATGGTTCATCTTCATCGAAGTCATAGAACTGGAACAGTTCGTGCAAGCTGTCCATGGTTGCTGTGTTCCCGTTTAGCTCTGTGTTTGAGAAACCTTTTGGAAACAAGGACAGGTCGAACAGCCAAGACTGTGGTTTATAGAGCACGCCTTCGTCGTTTTTTCCTAGCTTGAACATGTTCACACGGACAACATCTGTGGCAGCTTCCTGGAGCTTGCCTGTGTATGAGTCGTTTTTGTTCAGGCCAGCACCTAGAGCAGCGTTTACGAAACCTGCAGGTATGCCGACCGTTGCAATCTTCTTCTTGCCTCCAACAAACAAGCTGGACTTGGTAGCCGCCAACAACGCAGCGTAGTCTTGGTCCGAGACAACCTTACCTGCAGGCAGATAAAAGTCTAGTGTTTTGTTCCCTGTTGGGTTTACACTAGCTTGCTTGTCTTCGATGGCCTTGAGGATGCCCTTCGCAGTTCTTGTACTTCCCAGTGTGGTGGACACGGAGGCGTTACGTTGTTCCAAAACAACTTGCAGCTCTTCGGTAGAGGGTGCAACGACGTTGCTCAGCTGTTGGTTCAGCCTGTCAAGGAACATCAGAACGTTGGTTATCTGTGTGTCCTCATCCTTTAGCTTCGTCTCGAAGTCTTCTAGGATGGAGTCAGAATAAGCAGCACCGGAAACAAGCTTCTGCAGGTTGTCCGATATTGCGTTCAAAACGTTTCCAACGAAACCAACCTGAACTATCTGTGAGTTTCTGGTCTTGATTCCTTGCCCATCCGACACTGCAATGGTTGTGTTTGGTGCCAAATACAGTTCCGTCAAGGCAACGAACGATTCAAGCGACAGTTGTAGCATACTCGACAGCGTGACACCATTCATCCTTGTAGCTGAAGTGCCTTCAACAAGATGATGAGGGCTATCACCGTCTCCGGCTGCAGTAGCAAACATGGCCTTAGCCGCCTGAACAACCGCACGAAACAAGTTTCCTGGTGTTCTAAGGCTGTCGGCCAACTGTTCTAGGTGCCTTACTGGAACCTGTGCCACGTTGTTGCTTGGGTTGGATACTTCCGGCCTAGCTTCCGGAACTATTCTACCGAGCTGTATGGCCTGTGTAAGTGCTCTGCCATCTGCTGTTGTGTTCGTGTCTTGTGCAGCAGTAATGCTTTGGTCTTCTGGCAAGTTGTCCAAGACAAGGTTCTTTAGAGTTGCCAGCTGAGTTGCAATCAACCCCGGAATGGAAGCCTCTGTGATGGTTGAGGAGAACCCCTGAATCGTTTGACCGCTAAGTTCCCCAAGCAACAGCTCTCTGAACTTGTCCACTTGGTTTGTTGTCTGCGCCACTGTTGCTCGTGTGTCATACAGGCACAACAGCAACAAGAACTTGTAGAGCTCAAACTTTACCATTGGATTCGAGCTAGCAAGAACAAACATAGCAACGCTGGCAATGTTCGTTGGATCGTTGTTGATGGCCCTGATGCCCGTGACAGCAGGCTCGAACAACCCAAGAACAACTTTCAGCAAGTCCAGTTGCGTTAGCTGTGTTGGTTGTTGCAGTAGAAATCTGTTGAACACGGTCTTGGCGTTCGTGACTCTTGTAGAGAACTGTTCTCTGTAAGCGTTGTACGTGTTGAAGTCACCCTTCAACAAGCTATCCGAGAAGTAAGCACTACCAGGAACAAACACGGTTTCATTATCTGACACTACCTGCCTGTTCTCAAACGGAAGAACAACGGCGTTCTGCGCAGATGTTCTCAAGTAGAACAAGGCTGCAAGGCTGTTTTGTCCTGCAGGCTCGGAGAAGATGTCAGAAGGCACAGAACCCACAACGTTGTCGAAAGGGTTTCCTTGGCTGCGAAAACCGAAGAAGGTTGACTCTGGCATTCTGTATCTTCCAAGCCCGTGAGAGACTCGGAGTTCACGACTTAGCAAGTTCACAATGAACTTGAACCTGTCAGCTGGCTGTCCCGGCAGTGTGGTTGTGATGCTGTTATATGTGACAAACGACGTAACGTACTTGCCTCTGATAACGGAAGAGTTATAGCGCAACTCGTCTCCGTACGTCAAGTCAAGAGTAACTGCATCCTGCACAGTCTGCTTCTTGATCGTTCTTGGGTTCTGAACAAACACTGTCCTGTCATGGTCCGTGAATCCAGAAAGCAGGTTGAAAGAACACTTGTCAAGCATACCGGTCACATCAAACAAGAGCTGGTATAGCACCTTGGTGTCCGAGAACACGTTGTACGCTTGTTCGGAAAACAGCATCTTCGAGGAGAAAAACCTGGGAAGAGAAGAATACGGGTTTGTGAACACGTAGCTGTTGTTCAGCTGAGTCTTCACATCCAACACACTGTTTATCTCTGCAACTTTCTGGAGTACACCATCAAGCTGCTGCATGGTTGTCCTAGAGCTCTCCAAGTCGGAAGCTATCCTGTTTCCTATTGCAGCAAGAACAGAGGGTAGTTGGCTGTCCTCCCTCGCCTTGTTTACAATGATGAACTTGCGCATGGTGTCTCGAACCATGCTGCTCTGGTTCAGGTCGTTTAGGTACGTGCCGTAGCGTGTGAGGTTCTTCCCTGACTGGTCCCACACGGGATTGAAGTTCACCATGGACACAATGTCACATCTCAGCGAACTGAGTGTCTGAACAGGTGTGCCGTTGAGAACCGTGAAGGTATCCAACGAAAGAGTTTCCTCTTGTGCGTCTTGCTCTGTCAGCCTTCTAACTGGGTTCGGTCTTGGTGTGAAAGCCACAGGAGCAGGCAAGAAGGGAATAGAGATTCCGGCCAGCACACGAATAGGAGACAAGTACGTGTTGGCAACAACAGTCGTTCCAGCCTGGAAACTGCCCTGTGTGCTGCTTATTGACTGAATGGTTGACGTACCAACAACGGGAGCGACTGGAATGGGTGTGTTCGCCGTTGTTGTCGCTATAGACAGCCCAAGACCTGTTGAGGCAGCTGTGTTGGATACTGGCGCTGTTGACAACGCAGATGGCACTGGTTGAACCACAACATTACCGAAGTTCAACGGGACACTGTTCCTAAATGCTGGCATTATACTGTTACCTCGGGAGTTGTTGTTTCTGACTTGTCGAGCCAATCGAACCCTACAAGCGTCAAGACGTACGAGAACACACCTGTTTCCGTTGGCCTGATTTGGTCATAGAACACGTAGTTGTTCTGTTGGTTTATACCATGAGCAGCACCCAGGATGTCAACTGTGTTGGTTGTGTGGTTGCGTCTGCGCACGACGAAGTGGCTGATGCCGTCCTGGTTTCCGTTTACAGACCACGTAAGCTTTACAGTCTTGGAATTTACCAGTGCTGTTCTTGGGTTGATTATTGTTGGCTGTGGTGGCGTGAGTTGCACGTCCACATAGTCTATGCTTGTAACGCTGCCGAGTTCGAGTTGATTCAGCCCCAGTTGTGTCACAAACTCATCGCCATCTGATTTTGGCAGAACCCCATTCTGAAGTCCATACGGGTTGTTTGTTATGTATGGTTGGTAAGTGTAAGTCGGAGGCGACAGACTACCGTTCTGTCTTGTTGTTGACGAACCAGTCAGGACAACACTCTCTAGAAGGGTTGCAGGGTTCCTTACATATGTTGTAAGCTCAAACGTGTAAGACCCAGGCTTGTCTATCAGCCCGAACTTGGTGTTGCTCTGCGTGTAGTCATCGCCGGTAAAAGCCATGAACAGCTTGTCGTTTGAATCGTTGTCTCGAAGCTCCACCTTGGTGACAAGAAGTTGTCTAAGTCTCTCTCTGGTTATGTCGGAGCCGTAGAACTCCGTCAAACCTTGGCTAGCCAACAATGCCCTTACGCTGTCCTCAAGTGTTTCTGTTATAGAATACTGCACCTGGAAACCTACATCAAACAACTGCTTGCTTGTGTTTGGTGACTGTGTGTTGGTTATGGTTGGCTCTGTCACTGTTACGGTTGCATAGTCCAGTTGCTTGGGCCTGTAAACAAGCTCAACAAGTCCAGAACCAACACGTTGCATGCCCTTGATGTCAGTGAGCTCGCACCAGTATGAGTATTGCCCGTAAGTCTGAAGGTCCGAGTCCAGATAGTTGTATCTCGCTGTGTTTCCCATTCCTCCGACGAAGAACGTTGCCAGCTGCACGCCAGCCTCATCCACACCTTCCTTTAGCTTGAACAGGGAGATAAAGGCCGTGTCATTGGGAACATCACCAACAACAACGTTCAAACCCCCAACCGTGTACTTCGCATCGATGTAAGCGAAAGGGTTCTGTTCCGTAGTTGAGGTTAGGGTTGTGCTTGGATAGCAGCACAACACAACCGAATTGAAGCCAGCACCCTGTTGTTGATTCTTGCCGTAGGACAGCGCCCTGTACAGAACCTTTCCAATGTCACCAGAGCTCAGCAGAACGGTTTTGGTTTCTCCTGGCGCTAGCAGATAGTCTCCAACAAGCAGCTGTCTGGGTGCTTGTTTGACTGTTTCGTTGAACACTGTTTTGTAAAGCCTGACACCAACACCATTAGGGTCTTGTTGCTGTAGCTGCACAAGATGCTTGTCTTGTTCGCCCAGTATTACAACTCCCAAGGTTGGTGCTGTCTTCACAACTCGATGCTCTTGTAGCAGTCTTGTGTGCTGCACTTGGCGTACTAGTTCTTGAACGATGTTGCTGTCGTTGTCGTATACGGTAAGCATCACATAAAAGTCAGCTTCACCCACAGCACCCTTCGGAATAGACACGCTGAAGGTTACAGGAACAACTTCGGCGGTCTTCAAACTGTAAGCTGTTACGCTGCTGGCGGTTGAGTCTTGTTGCGACTGTTGAGGCCCGTTCATGCTCACAAGCTTTTCAACGAGCTGTACAGCAGGCTCTGGGAGATTACTTGTTGTTGGCGTTGTCGCTCTGGTGCCACCATAAACCTCCCCAGGCGTAGCTGTGCTGTATCTTGCTGTCAGCACAGAAGCTGGGTCAATGTTGTATACCTTCAGCAGCTCATCCGACAACAAGGTTGAGGTTCTGTCCTCCTGCATGTTGCCTGTCGGAGTTCTGTTTAGTGAACCATAAACAGCTGTGCCGTTTTGTTGGGCTGAAGACTGCAGGGAAGTATAACCAACACCAGAGGAAGCTTTTTCTACGAGCCCCGGCACTGAGAAGCGGTGAACTGCTAGCTCGTCTTTTCTGCCAGAAGCTATGGCGGCCATTGTTCTTGACGCTCTGGCCTGTATGGACCTAACGAGACCCCTGGTGTCAAGGTTCAACACCGTGAGAGCTTGGTTCGATGGTTTTAGTCCTTCAAACGCTGACAAGGACACATCACCTTTTGGGTCTGTCTTGTACGTACGGATGACCAGTTCTGTTGCAACCAGCGACCCAACAAGTGAACGGTTTACAAACAACTTGAAACCATAGTGGAAGTGTTCTCCACTTTCCGCTTCAAGAGTTGCGAGCTCATCTTGTGTGGTAATGACTTGGGACTTGTTCAGCTTGAGTTCCATACGGTGTTCTTAGAATACGTATGGACTTGGAGCATGTAGGGGAAATAGACACTACTGCCAAACAAGTGTGAACATGTTTATGAACTTGTGGTTGTTGGTCGAATCCAAGAACACTTTGCCAACGAAGAACACATGGACTTTGGTTGTGGCGCTCACAAGGTCAACGTTCAACGGCTGCGGCACTGCGTTGGGGAACAGTGCTGGGTCAGTCTTCCTGACAACAAACACTCCGAAGTCAACAACGTCAAGCTTCGTTAGCTTGCCCGCCGACACTTCGAACATTTGAGACATCACACGGTTGGTCAACGTGGTTTCGCTGAACCTTACTGTGTGGTTCTGAACCAAGCTTCTGAGCTGCACACTACCGGACTGAACAACAACGTTCTGGAACTCAGCTCTCAAGTCTTCAAAAGTCTGAATCTGTCTGTTTCCGTTGATTGCCGAGTTGTAATCGCCTATAGGACTTGATAGCTTGCCCTTGTTCACTGGCGGCAAGAAGCTGAAGTTGTCAATATGTCCAACCCTTCTGTCCGAGAACAAGTTGTCTGAAGCTTCAAGAACACCATCTGTTAGGTTTCCTGGTAGAAGAGTGTCATCAGAAACATTGAACTCAACACCTCCAGTGACAGCCAGCTTGAACTCATCCCTTGATGGATATAGCAAGTCCGGACTCTTCAGGATGAGCAGCCTCTTGAAGTTGTCGGTGGTGCCTGAGAGTACGCTGTTGGCAAGCGTAGAGAACTCAGCAGAGGAAGAGAGAACCTCTGTTGCTCCGTTCTCCCATCCCTTGACGAGCCTGCCTCCTATAACCCTCACAGTGTCACCACCGGGCACTTGGAAGTAATTGTTGTTGCCATGAACCATCAACGCTCCAGCGTCATCTGCTTCATATGCCACTTGGTCTTGAGGAAGAGACACCGCTTCAAAAGACAAGAGCGTTGAGATGCTGGAACTGGGAACTGTACCTGACACGAACATGTCTGCTGCCGAGTACACAGCGCCCGCATCACTGAAGGAATAGAAAGCAGGCTTGAACTTGCCCGTTGCTATCTGTCTCTTGCCCTCATCCGTTAGGATGGTATCCATTATGCGAGACTGCTGCAGAATCCCCATGTGTTACCTCAACCTTCTGTCGTCATCGTGCCAGGGTTGAGAGGCACGGTATTCCTTGTCATATATGCCAGAGCCGTAGGGATTCACAACGTATGCGTTGGTGACATCCGTGCTGCCATATACAGAAGCAGATAGAAACTCGTTGAACTCACCGGACAGCGCGCTAGCAGATATGAAGTTGATTCCACCCTCTGCGTCGAACAGCCCACCCACTTCTGGGTTGTTGAAGGTCTTGGTGAACAGCCTGGGCTCAAGCATGTCTCGTATCTGTCCGTACTTGTCTCTACGGAACACAGCTGTGAAGTTGGTTGGAACGCCGTTGAAGAGCCCGTATCTCCAGCCTTCGATGGTTGAGCCCGTACAGTACGATCTAGTCAAGTCTGGCACTGCTTGCAGGCTGTCGTTGAAACTCATCGGCTTAGGGTTGATTCCGAACACAAGCTTCGCACCTTCAAGTGGATTTGCAAAAGAACCAGTGAACCCTGTCTGCTGGAATGACGTTGGTGTTTCCTTGTAGTACCCGTTGCTGTCGTAGAAGTAGTAGATTCTGGTTGTGTGACCACCAGACAGTACACCGGAAACCGTTGTGCCTATAACCAACTGTTCCATCCTCATGGTGAGGGTGTTGCCAATGAGAGTGAAGTTGCTGACGTTTTCTTTTATGCCCGACTCTACTGGCAGGTTCATGTCTGTGAAGTACGGAACGTTCTCGTACTTCTTCTCGAATGGAAAGCTATAGGTCCACTCTGTGTTGTTGATCTGAGTTCCACCGCTGGCTGTCACAGGCTGACCATCACTGGCGAACAGAAGCTTCAGACATTCAAGACCGACTTCGTTCAACCCTGTGTTCGCAATGAAGGATCCTGTCGCAGTTGCTATGCTGCCGGTCACGTACAGTGCGAAGATGCTAGGAGGAACGCTGTCTCGAATGGTCTGAGTAGCACTGGCTATACGAACGAACTTCACGTTCCCAGACCTTGCATATGGTCTAGTTGTCTTGAAGAGGTAGTCGCTGGCTAGAACACTTGCCTTGAACTCCTGAGAACCCGAGACAGCAGAGCCAGAAACACCACGTTGCCATGTGTTTGAACCTATGGATGGTTTTGCTGGGCCAACAATCAAGTTGTCGGTGGTTCCCTTGTAGAACGAGAACCTGTCTTCTAGATCGAACTCTGGCATGGGTTGTAGTTCTCTAGCCTATCACTTCATGAATGGCTTCTGAAGTAAGTAGCTGGTTCAGTGTGTCGTGATACTCTTCAAGCTGGCCTGTCTCTTCGTTGTAGCGTAGAGAAGAACCGTACAGAATCACCTTGTTGACACCGGTTGGAAAGAACCTGATAAGGGAGTAGTATGGGTCACCAGCAAGGGTTCCTCCCAACTTGGGATGTGGGTTGTGCCAGCCCAGAGTTATCTTGTCCGTTGGCAACAAGATATACGGATTCACCTTCGAATACGATGAAGGAATCGAAGTTGTCACACCGAAACCATCAATGTCAACGGCTGCGATTGGCGATGCCTTCTCGAAGGTGTTGCGCCAGTCTCTTCCGTTGCTGTCGATGAGTTGGTTGCGCCCTGAAGACAGCAGGTTCTCTCTATATCTTGGTTCTGTGCCACCGTTGGTAACACCAGACATCACAGTGTAAGCACCAGTGAACTCAACAGCACTCTTCACTGAAGACGATATCGTCATCTGTCCCACGAAGTAACTGTTGTTGATGGACAAGGTAGGAGAAACTGTGAGCTCACGGTTCACATACGGCTCGAACCCCTGAATAGCGGTCGCCCAGTTGATTTGTGCTATGTCAACAACATCCATGTAGGTTGTCGATGTTGTTGAACTTGTCACGTAGTTGGTTGCAGAGCCATTATAGAACGTCCCGCTCATAGGCTTGGTTGTTCTGCCAGGAACAGTGGTTCTCGTGTTGGTCATGAAGAAGGACCATATAGCTGTCGTGCCCAACACTGTAACGTCGTACAGACTGGTATCCAGAGCACCGGACATCACAACCACTATCTTCTCAACAAGGAACGGCTCAGAGAGATAGTTCTCCATGGAGATTTGTTGAGAACCGGTTGGTTGAAACTTTGGATGGAAGGGGAAGCCGAAGTTCGATATCTGTCTTCCGAACAAGGCAGCTTCGTTTGCATTTCCGCTAGCGAAGCCGTTGTCGGTTGAACCTCCGATAGCAATAACCTGCTCTTGCAAGAACGAAGTGAGTCCTGTCAGACTGTTGGGATAGCTGGCTTCCATCCCCTTGCCTGTCCCTATACCCTCGTACATCTTCGTTGTTGGGTTCCAGTAGCACATGGGATAAGACCCGTTGCTTGCTGTCTGCCACAGACTCATCGAATGCACGGCGGCTGGAGTTATGTCAATCTCAACTTTTGTCTTGCTCCACAGCGGCTGCTGAAACCCTTGGCCAGCCACTTCGACAGTGCTGCCGGTGAGCCAGAATGCGCTGGACACAAGAAGCTTCGCTTCCATCTCTGGGTTGGCAATGTCAAACCATGGTTGAAGAGTCTGGCCTGGGCTGTTGAACGAGATAAAAGAGTCTGATACGTTTCTTGCTAGCGCTCCCGAAGTTGTGATAGACTTCGTTGACACAAGGTCAAGTTTGGCGGCAGGAGTCAGGCTGTCTGACAGATATGGTGTGGTTAGGACAATGGGATAGAACACATTGTCACTCTTCACTCCGTACTGCTGTGTCTTCTTGTCATCGAAGAAAATGTTGTACTGCCCGGTTCTGTTGTCAGAGCTAGTCCTACGAACAGTTGGAAAGGAACCCGATGCGTTCTCTCGTTCAGCCAGAGCTACAACTGGAGGCAGTCCCCTGAGTCTTGTCCCCTTGAGTCTTCTTGCCATGTGTCAGCTTCCTCTCATCCTGTTTCCGAAGGCTATGCTATCGGTACCGTATATGCTTGCATTTGGACCATAATAGCTAAATCCTGCCGCACAAGACTTCATATCCCTTGTCTGGAGCTCTGTTCCTATGGTCTGATAGCCGAAGTTGCAGTACGGCCCTGTTGTTCCACTGAAGCTGGCACTGAGCATCAACAAGTCTTCAGCACCAACAAGCTTCGGTAGATATGCCGAGTCATCTTCATCCAACCATGGCCTGATTATCTGTTGGAACTGTGGTCCTGGCACAGCGTTGGGCCTGCTCGTTATCACCTTGATAACCGAACCAACACTGCTTGTAACCACAAGCGTGTGCGAACCCTGTTCAAGATATGGTCTAACAACAAGAGGCTCATATCTAGACACTCGCTGCTCAAGTTGAGGAAGTCCGTAGACTCTTTCATCTCCTGGTGTACCTGCCCCTAGCTCTGCGTATACGCCTCGGGAGAGCTCTCTTGTAGGCTCGTTGGTAGGAAGCCTCCATGGAATCGGAAGCAGCTCTATAATGGCTTCTGCTTCGTTCTGTGGACCACCGTTGAGATAGACAGGAAACACGGTAGAACCACTCAGTGTACCGTCGGCTATTCTGCCGCTGTCGATTAGGTACTGAACTGTCTTGGGCAGTCGAGTAGAACCTGACAAGTATGTACCCTCTACGCCAATGATGTTGTCATAGAGCAGGTTGTTGTTGGTGTACTGGACTAGGCTTACGGCTTGGCCAGGGACGTTGAATGTGATTTCGTGTGTAAGCGTGCCGTTTGGTCTGTTGGTCAGGTCGCCGTTTCCATCGGCAAAGGAAACCTTCATCTGTGTGGAAGTGAAGATGTCATCAAGGGTTCGGAGGTTTATGCCTTCCCTGTAGTTGTTGATGTCTCGTGTGTCCAAACCACCTGTTACTGAGGGCCTATAGACTTTCCCATAGTAGAACTGGTTGTCGTTGAACGGTCTATAAGAACCGGTTGTTGTTACCCAGTAAGCCATCAGTATTTCCTCAACAGTCCTGTGAACAGCTGTAGCAACAGCATTTCCTTGCCTCTAGAGCGCCCAGTTTCTTCAACGTAAGCATCCTCGAAGTGATACTCAACCTTGGACCTTTCCAACATGTGTTGTTGGATGGAATAGTTGATTCCGTTGTATCTGGTCTTCCTGGGAATGAGCTGTTCGATGAACTTGCCTATGTTGGAGTTGAACCAGTTATAGAAGTCGAAGTAGCCCTTGAGGTTGAGCTTTGATGTAAGTCTGTTGAAGTAGATGTTCCTCAAGTTCTCAAGGTCTGGATAGTCACCGCCAAACATCATCGATGGCGAACCAAGGATGTCGTTCAACACATCAAGGCTGGAGAACATTGTCATCATGTCTTGATTCAGAGCGTCAACAACACTGAAGTCAATGCTGAACTTGCCGTTGTCCTGTGGAATCTGCTCTTGTGTTATCTCGTAAACAGGAGCTTCAACAGAATAAGCGCTGTCATCGTTCAGAACGTTGTCTAGGTTCTGGTACGATCTAACTCTCACCTTGTTGCTCGTTACGGCTTCGTCGTAGTTCGGTGAGATGTACGAGTAGTAGAAACGCTGTGGCACAACAACGCTTGAGGTCACAGGGAACCGTGAACCACTTGCATGCAAAACATGCTGGGAGAAGTCGAACAGGGTTATTTGGCCAGAAGCATTTGTGGTTACTGTTGGTTGGTCCATTGACCAGTCAGCTCTGAGCTTCTCGAATGAACCTGACCTGTAGTTGTCGAAGTTGAAGTTCACTCTTGGGTCATACACACCAAGAGACTTGTAGTCACGTACGTGTTCTCTCCACTCGTCAACCGTAAGTGCCTTCGACCAGAACCTCACTTGAGCAACTCTGCCATCAAATGTCTGCAAGGGGTGACTGTTGACGAAGTTGTCATTGACAGGAATCTTGTTCACAGAGCCGCTACCAATAGAGATAAAGGAACCAGAAGCACTGTAGCTTGCAGAGGTCATCTGCAGCAGGTTCATGTTGTAGTTCCCGTTCCAGTTGTCGTCGTAGTAACTCCCAGTGGTGTACTCCTCAACAATGGTACCAAGGTTGTTCCTTCCAAGTCTCAAGAAGTACGAAGAGGAAACGTTTCCTTGCATATCTCCACGAGTTCTGCCGAAGGAAACGTTCCAGGCTTGCCCATCCATGATGTGAGGCGCAGTGATGCTCATGGTAAGAGCGCTGGCACCCACAGCGAAGTTGGGTTGGAAGTACAGAGTGACACCGGAACCTGAAGTGGCGTAGAGGTTAGCTATCACGTTCTCCGTGTTAGCAGAGCTTGTTGTGACTAGTCGTACAAGGCTCTGCACGGAACTGGTCGACTCAGTACCGGGCCATGAGTAAATGCCTTCATAAGTCCATGAGCCAGAAGTTAGAAGAGCATCGTTGGTGTTGGTTGTTCCGATGGCCCTTCCACCAGAAAACACGAACGAGCCAACCGGCTGTGGCAGTCCCGGTTCAACTCTGCTGCTTGACAAGAAGCTGGACTGAAAGTATCCACCGGTTCTGAAGTTCAAGGCTGCACCAACTTCATTCCTTGTTTCTCTCAAGGCAGTTAGTGACTGCTGAACAGGTCCACCGTACTCCTTGAACCTGAAGATGTTGTCACCATCAATTCCAACAGCCCTGAGAAGAGCCTTGATGCTGTACACAGTACCCTTGCTCTTCAAGATGTCGTTGGCGTTGATAAGAATACGTCTCCAGATTTGGTTCTGGAGATACTGCATGGTATACTCCGAGTTCACAATGGTTGGAGTGACGTTGTTGCCGTTGACGAACTGGTCAATGGTTGAACCAATGAACAGCGGTGGCAACTCGAAACCGTAGTGCTCAGCCAACTGAGTCAGAAAGGCATCAGGAACAGTGTCCGTGCTGTCATAGTCAACGTGTCTCAGGGTAGAGAACGCATCAAGGTACAACTTGATTTCATCGAAGAAGCTAGCCCACATGTACAGCAGACTCAAGATGGTCTGGGTGCTTCCCAAGCTAACTGTGTTGGGCTCAGTACCATACTCTAGCGTGTTCAAGCTTCCCTCTTCTGTTGGAAAGCTGTTGAGCAGCTGTCCGTACAAGAAGAACTGCTTTGGAACAAGTTTGATTATGGTGTTCGGGTTGTCGTTGTCATAGCTCTCAGCATCGGACAACAGGGTTGTCTTCAGTGCTTGCACTTCTGGCTGGTCTGGGAAGAGAACTGGACACAGCCTAACGTCTTCGTTTGCCATGGGCGAAGAGCCAAACAGCGAACCGGTTGCAACGTTCCTAACAAGCAGAGTGTTGAGTGCGTAGCTGTTGAGTGTGCCGTGCATCCCTTGTCCGGAACTATCAACAACAAGAGAAGACGCAGAGCCAGATGGTTCATTGAACTTGAAGTACAGACCTAGGTCTGGTTCCGAATAGATTGATGAGCTCTGGTTGGTAACCATCTCACCAGTTGTGAGTGTTCTCTTGTAGTATCTCAGTTCGTCGAGCGCACCAGAGAAAGTCGTAACAGGAACGAAAACTGGAGCTGTTATGTTGCTACCTGTTCCGATATACAAGGAAGCTGTGGCGAAGTTGAGATTGCCTATGACAACCTGACTGCTCGACGCCACAAGCGACCCACTCACATAACCTAGGATTTGGTTTACACCGCTGGTCCTGTCCCATGTGAAAGTGACAGGTGTCCACATACCCTTGTTCAAGGTTATCGACGCTGACATGCTTGCAGCAGAACCAGAGCACACGAAGAAACTCAGCTGTGCTGTCGACGTGCTTGTGCTCGACGACAAGAAACAACCGAAGCCATGTTGGTTGCTTGAACCAACATCCTGAAGCTTCTGAAGGACTATCTGGTTTGAGTTAGCTTGTGCTGGCGTGTAAATCTGAAACTGAAACGTGACAGACCCGGAAGTTGGATTCAACCGGTTGGCTCCTGTAGGCTCCCTTGTCAAGAAAGGGAACTGTGAGCCTGCCACGTCCTTTACCGTCACCCAAGTTCCTCTTGTTGCCGTGTCTCCGGCGTTCGAACCAGAGAAGAACAAGTAGCCCTTGTTTTTGGGGAACTGGTCAAGCACGTACTTCTCGAACCCAGTCAAACCATCATAGAACAGCTCGTTTTCCTTGCGTGTGCCGTCAAACGGAAACCTGTCGATTATCTTGTTGAAAGCAGCGTTGACCTTGACTTGTGCGCTGTTGAAGAACACATGGTTCTCAAACTGACTCCAGTCCGTATTCAACTGCTGAGTTGACTTGATGCCTGTTCCAATAGGATCGTACCTGTATGAGCCGGTCTCACCAAGGGCCGTTGTTGAAACAAACTGTCCGTCTTCTGCTGTGAAAGAAGACAAGCCACCATCAGGGTTGGTCAAACCACGAACAACAGTGGTAGAGAACAACGAAGGCTTCAGACGCAGTAGTCGTTGAGAAGGTGTAAGGGTCATACGGTCACAACCCTAAATAGGAACCCCTGGTTTTCGATGAGGTAACTGCTTCCGAACTCCTTGATCAAGAACTGAAGCTCCAGTGGCCTGTTTAGTGGAAGGTCCGACATATACAGCTTGAAGTTCATTCCTTGGCCGTCTGCGCTCATCCTTGTTCCGTTGTCGTCGATGTCAAATGGAATGAGAATGTCCTTGGTGTAAGGATCAATCACTCTCCAGTACATAGTTGGAAACACTCTTGGCGCAGATGTACCGGGCATAAAGTACGATTCTAGGGTTGGGTCGTAGTCGGTTACCAACACCTTTAGCTTCGCAACGTCTGAGCTGATGTAACTGTCCTTGAGGTTGGGAACAGTCACAAGGTAGTTTCGCTGTGGTATGCTCGTGCCGTTGCCTTGAAGTCTCTTGAACGTGAGATAGCTTCCTGTCGTGTATATGACCGTACCATCAGTAGACTTCCAGACAGGAAGGAACTTGACTTGAGACTGCGTGTCCAAGACCCCAGAAAGCCCAGCAGTTGAGAAGTTCAAGTACACGTCTGCGTAGTACGACCCTGACTGATAGAAGCCGCCATAAGCCACCTGGGAGCCTGTGGCGGTAAACGAAAACCTGTTCCAGCTAGCAGAGGTATAGCTTATCGACATCTGGTGTGTTGAGCTATAGGTCGTTGCTGTTACGTACGCACTCTTCGATGCTATCAGTTCGAGCAATATGGAGCCAGAGCCCGACACCACAGTGCTACCTGACAAGAAGTTGGTTGCTACACCGAAAGGGTTGTAGTACAGTCCTATCTTGTTGGAATAGTCGAAGTACGGGCTTGCTTGGTTGTCGAAGAAACTGTCATCGTACTTGACGATGAGCCTTGGGTGCTTCGTGCTGTTCTTTGTGTGTCTGGAAGCAAACCTCTTGACGAATCTGGTAACGTCATCGGTTTCCTGGCTGCCAGAGAAGGATAGTCTGAAGCCGTAGTCCGGGATAAGCCCAGCTAGCACACCAGAAACAACTGGTGTCACATCTATAAGCAGGTCTTCGGTTCCCAGAGTAAACGACTGTGATCGAGCAATGGAACCTACACCAGACGGGTATGCTGGAAGGGTCGAAGTGTTGAAGTAGTCAAACGAGCCCGTAGCAGAACCCGACAAGTCTCCAGCATAAGCAATACCCCCACTTGTCCATGTGGTTATGGCTCCGTTGCTTATGCTTGCCGTAAACCAGTTCACAACGTCAAGGTCTCTGTATCCAATCACGTCCATACCCCGGCCTTCATCCCAAGTCTTAGCAACCGGGTAAGCGACAATGGTAAAGTTCGAAGGGACAGTTTTGCCGCTGTATACGTCTTTTAGAGAGATATACGCCTTGAAGGATGACGAGCTGTAGTTGAGGTATGAACCAGTGAGTTCCCTCAGTGGTGACAGGTCGAAGTGAATGAGCATTCTGGTGAGTTCAACGCCAGAAGAACCTGACGGTACATCAGTCTCATCGTAGAGCTTGTACAGGTCTAGGCTTGCAGCAGCTCCCACGTTGGCATCGGTTGAACGACTAAGGGTTGGCCTTGAAGAGAACAGAAGTTTGTTTGTGACGTATGCGTCTTTATCTGCCTTGAGAATACGGTACATGTCTTATCACCCAGCCCTTCCGATGATGTCGCTGTTGGGATACTTCACTTCAAACATCCCTCCTGGTGGCGGGATAAGAATAGAGTTGTTGATGATGTTGGTGCTCACGTCATAGCGAACAGTGCTATACTCTCTGTCTGCAACTGTCCCTGTCACGTTGGTTACACTCAGACCCTTCACAGACAGCACACCGGCGTTGTTGTAGATGATGTTTCGGATGTCATCAAGTACCAAGGGCTGTTCCATCTGGAAGTTGCCAACGTTGAAATACTGGATGAGCTTGGACTGAACGTTCTGCAACACAAGCTGTCGGTTGAAGGTTGGGTCAACCGTGATGTCATAGTTGAGCTGCAGGTTGATGATTCTACCGTCCAGAATATCAATGGCATCCGATATCATTCTGTACTGGTTCAGGTACACGGCAAGGTTCTTCTTCAACAAGTCTGGAGCTATAACCAGTTCACTTGCGCTGTTCCTGCACAGGAGAAACAACATGGCAGCGTTGGGGTTGTCAGGGTTGCTCCTGATCGATGCTCTGTACACTCTTCCAAACTTCGCAGGCAAGGAATACACTCTGGCAAGCAAGTCTTCCTTGCTCACGATTCTCGCCTGTGCGTTTCTAGCGCTTGGGACTTGAAGTCTCAGTTCGTCAACCGTTGGAGCATCGGCCCCACCTGAAGCTGGTGTGTTGTTGTTAGCATCGGCTGTGGCTCTTACGTTCGAAGCAACAAGGGCTGTTGGAGAGTTGGGGAACTCCATAACCAAGGTTCCAATCTCCGAGATGCTCTGCGCTGGAATGTTGTGGCTTAGACCTCCGCCAGTTCTGTAGATGACCGTGATGGTAACGTCAGGAGCTATAGCTCCAAGCGTACCCGTTCTCAACAGGTTGTTGGGATCAATCGAGAACCTTGAGAAGTTACTTCTTCCGTACAGTGGGAGTGCTGCTTCGCTCGGGTCTGGAACAAGGTCATCATCCATTGTCTCTCCCGAACCGCCACCAAACGTCAGCGTTGTGAGTCTTGTCGACAAGCTTGTTGTCTTGAAGAAACGATAAGGGGCAGGAAGCATCTCCAGAGAACTGTCAACATATGGTTGTCCTGAAGGTGTTGCGGCCAAACTTGTTCTGTTGGAGATGGACTTGAACACAGTGTCTTGTGTCAGGAATTCAACTTCGTAGTAGTTGTTTCCATCACTGTCTGTGACTGAAACAATCTCTGTTACATCTCTGTTTTCTAGTGTGTGTCTCTTGAAAGCTTCGAACCCTGTAACACTGAACGTCTCCGTAACAGTGATTGAAGACAAGCAAGTTCCCTTCGAAGAGAACACATAGTCTACTGCGTTTCCAGATGAGTCTGTGTCTCCAAGCACATACGAAATAGCATTCGAAGGTGTGCCATCACTCTTGGTTACAGTGAAGTCTACGTCATCAACAAGCTGGAACTGTACGCCGTTGTTTGAGTTGACCGTTGTCCCAGGTTTGATTATGGGCAGTGCGGTCGTGTCATATGGAAGAGCGCTGTTGGCAGAGGCTGCAGGAATTCTTACGTAGAACGTGGTGTCCACGACTGCAGGAGCTGCACCGACAACTTGCACGCCTGCGCTTCGGAGAAGCCTCTCAAGGTTGTTTGGTTCAACAGCTGTTTCGGCGTTTAGCTCTCCGAACTGGTGATCCAGATAAAAACTCTGAACGTCACCCACATAGCTTGCCAACTCAACAAGCAGCCCACCAAACCCATTCGGTGAGAAGTCTTGAATCTTGTCGGGAAAGAACGTTCTGGCGTACTCCTCAAGGTCTCTCCTGAAGGAATCGAAGTCCTTGTTGACGTATCGCCTAGCCCTTGTAGCTTGTTGAATGTCTCTTTTTGTGTCTATTGGCATGGTGATGGTCTTTCTGTGCTGTCAGGACAGCGTGAACCTTACTTCAAGCAGTGTCGTGGGAATAAGGGCTCTCGGTATGCTGTAGTAGATGTAGATAACAACGCTGCCTGTACCTGGTTCGTCTGCTGGTAGTTGTGCAGTTTCGAAGTTCTCAAGCTCCACATAAGGCATCCACTTGCCAACAGCTGCGCAAATTCGTGCATCAACAGCATCGTCGAACGTTTCTTTTCCGTTCTCATACTCTGTGACAAGCGGCTGGAGGTTTGCTCCATAGTCGTAGAGCATAACCCTTTCTCCCCAGTTGGTCATAACCAAGTCCCTCAAGTTGTTTTTCATCTGAATCCCAACGTCATAGGACATGGCCAACAAGCCCTCATCACTTGTCCCAGGCATCAACGGTGTAACGATGCCAACAGGGACAGGTGTTCTGGCCACAGCGTTGTTCTGCGCTGTGGTTTCTGCTGCTGTGAATCCAACACTCTTGAAACTACGAGTCATGCAGCATAACTAGCCATGAATCACAGCCCGAAAGCTTTCTTCAAGTCTTGTTGCTGTTGGTTGTTGGTGCCGTCGTCAACACCCGGAGTGACACGCTGTGCTGGGGTTGTTGGTGCATTCGCCGTTGTTGGCTGTACAGGCTGCGGAACAAGAACAGAGGAACCTAGGTTGCCCACAACACGCTCCGGTTGGCCAACACCCGAGACTCCAGCTGTTCGACGAACAAACTCATCAAAGGATATGCCCTGTTGAACTCCACCTGATTCGTTTGGTTGTTGTGTGCTGAGCTGTGTTCCAGCTCCTAGCCTCTGCAAACCTTCAGCTTGTGCTGTAGCTCTGCTAGCAGCTGCGTCTTGTGCTTGTCTATCCATATCAGACAGAGCTTCTGTGGCAGAGTCTCCGGCAGAACCACACAGGGGGAAAAATATGCCAACGATAGGCAGCGGGTTCAACAACAACTTGATGAAGCACCACACGAACTTCACCAACGCTATCAAGATAGCGAAAGCAAACAGCTTTATCGGATCGTTCTGGCTGGTCCTTCGTTGTGGGTCAACAGGAAGTGGTGGACTGCTCAGCGCTGCATACAAGGCATTACCAACCTGTACAGCTAGAGCACCAACAACAGGTATACCGCTTAGAGCTCCCTCTATGGAGTTTATCTGAATAGCATTCGCAGAGCTGTTTATGGCATTCTCAGCTTCGGACCTAGCCTGGGAGCTGGTAGTTGCCATCGAACGTTCTATCGCATCTTGACTCATGGTGCTTGCTCACTCACTGCCCGAATATCTTACTTGACCTTGACTTGTACACAGACTGGTTGGTGGTCCTTCGCTTTTGCTGAACGTCTTGACCCAACTTGCCTTGCGCTGCTTTCGCTGCTGTTGTAAGACCTTGCCATGCCGTGTCTGAACCAAACGGTACACACAGGCTTGACTTGCTAGCAGCCTCAACAGCATCAACTAAGGAAGAATAAGCATCGTGCAGAGCGTTTATCTGTCCTTGAAGGCCCTCTATAACCCGTTTGTACTCGCTCCACTTGATGTAAGGCTCTGCCCCGGCAAAGTTGTTCTCGCCCCCTACAGATACCTCTATATTCGAACCAGCGGCATTCCTGGGAACGTCAGGCGATGGTGTTTGGTTATCCGTTCTCAGCGCAGCACCACCAAGGAATATCTGCATTCCGTCGATTTGCACTCTGCCTTC